CAGGCTGTGGTTTCTGCCCTGCTGTATGCATCACTGTTACCTGTGCATCTGCACTGTCGGCCATGTACTCTGCGATAAGATCGAACGAATCAACTTGGTTCTCTTGTACAGTTCTACGGATAGCTCCGATCTGTGCCAGTACCCACTCGGTTGCTTGTTGATAGTCAAACTGTAGAAGCCCCCAATCATTTGCTAGTCTCATACCTAGATCAGCTAGGACAATGGACTGCTCCCAGTACCGTTCTTCGCCGCTAAACTTTGCTTTGTATCTCTTGTTGAATGTCTGTGCTGCCTCCGCTATGGCGGCTTGTATACCGTCTTCACCCATCTCTAGTAGGTTCTTTATAAACAGCCTACCTGCGTGACCATAGTTAGAGTGTATTGCCTCGTATATCTTACGTCCTGCTTCTGAGTTTCTAATAAAGATAGGACTCTGTGGTACTGTAATCTCTAGTAGCCTAGCCATCTGTGCGTCTGTGTCTAAGCCAGATGCTATCAACTTACTTTGCAGAGACTTGTTGGTGGATACTACTACTGGCGTAGCCCAAGTCTTTGCGTCTCGTTCTTCTGCGTTACGGTTCAGCCTAGCTTTATCTCGACCCTGAGTTACCCAATAACAAAAGTCACCGACCTCTTTGTCGTTCATCATGGTGACTTCGTCTATGGTCAGCGGAAGGTTAGCGTATGTACCAAGTCGTGAGAACAAGCTGTTCTGTGTGTACTTTGCTGCAAAGTGCAGCTTATCAGGATTGCCATAGATTGACTGCGCCCAGTATTGCGCCAGTGTTTTACCACCACCTGTCGCACCGTAGAGCGATACTGTCAGTCCTTTGAGTCCAGTGAAGTTATAGAGTGGGGCAGAGAAAGCTACGCCTAGCGTAAACATATGTGCTTTCAGATCCGCCTTCTCCAGTATGGATGTCAGTGTAGACCATCCATCTAGTGTGCCTTTAGTCTGGTATAGTTCGCTACCTTGTCTGTGTACTCCAGACGATAGCTTGATAGTTTCTTCTGACACGACCCCATTAGCGTCACGCCTAATAAGTGTGTCGCCTAGAACAAATGCCGTGTTGTTTTCCTTCCAACCCATAGTCGAGTAGAGGTTAGTCATGGCACGGATTTGTCTAAGCTCTTCCATGTATGACCTCATCATAAGTTGAAAGTACTCCGTTTGCCTCTTGTTGTATAGGACAATACCTTGGTCTGCGATTGCCGTTGCAAACTCTCTACTGCCTTCTGCTAAGTGCGCTTGCCTTAGTGTTATCTCTTGCCACCCCATGTGTGGCCTGTTCCAGTGAAACCTAACAGTCTCATAGCCCAGTGATTCGTCGTACCCATAGCCCACTGGATAGATGTCGAACTTACATACATCAATATCTGTATCGTCTATGGTAACTTTGATGCCTTCCTTCGTGCGCTTGAAGGGTTTCGGCATAGGTACAGAGTTAGCTACTTTGTCTAACGCCTCCTGTGAAACAGCCACCTCTTGATACTGCACCCCAAGTCTGGCAGGTGAACCGATCTTGCCTTTGAACTTACAACCTCTACATCCGTTCGGTCTATCCGCTTCAAACTTCGCACAGGTTGTTGGGCCAGTAGTGGATTGTTTCCAGTGAGCAAGTTTCTGTATGGTTGCTTTTTCGTCATAGGCTGGATGTTGGTTACTCCATTCTTTTGCGGTGTTCTCAGGATCAATACAGTGCGCGGCTACTCCTATTAGGTCATACCATAACGGCTCATCGACCTCGCCTTGATTGGCTATAGCCCACTCAATCTGCTTACACTTGCTTGCTACTACTGACCCAACAGCAGGGGGAAACTCTTGTTTTACTGCTAGGTTATCCAGCAACGAGTTCTCACGAGTAGGACGTACACTAGTCCCAGGCGCTGCGCGGAAGTAATAACTTAGGCAATCCCTCAGAGTCGAAATATTTACAGGCTCGGCATCGACAAGTAGCTTTACTTCGTTACCACCCTTTGTGTTTATTGTACCAACAGGGCGTAATACTCTCGCGCTATCAGCAGGTACAGCAGGGTCAACATCAAACCCTTTTGCTACACAGGCTTGCTTCATAGCCTCGGCTAGAGGCTTCCATTCTTCTGGCTCTAATTCTTTATCAAGCACCCAGTAAACATGTAGTCCGTTACCAGAGTGGATGATTAGCGGCTTGGGTAGTTTCATATCAGAAACAAATTTACCCAGTGCTACTAGTCCTTCTTTCCATGTAGGGAAAGGTTTGCCTTCACCGCAGTCTACATCAACAGCTACTAGCTTGGTTGCTCGTACATTCTCTTGCTTTCTATTGCCCTTATTACCGAAAGCAGAGACAGCGAAATAGACATTCTTATCTGGCTGTGATGTCGATAGCCTCTTACAGGCTTTAGCGAGTTCCTCTACCGTGTCAAAAAACCCTTGTTGGACTTTGCCATCAGGAGCTATAAGTGTAGTTACATAATACCCTTCAGACGGTAGGACTCGCTGTAAAAATTTCAGCGTATCCATATGTTGTTACCTTCACAGTTTTGAAAGGGGGCGTTAAACCCCCTCTCTTCTACCTTAGTCTTGTTTGTCCAAAATCTCAAGAAGCCTTTGGAAACGATACTTTTGCTCTAGAGCAATGACATCTGGTTGAGGCCAACCTTCTGTCATCAAGGCTAGTAGCTGTCTCAGTATGTCACGAACTTTTATATCGTTCTTCTTACGAATGGGCTTACCCTTTACCCATGCGTAGTAAGTCATCCGTGACACACCAAGTAGCTCAGCCATATTGCCTGTAGTAAGCAACATATGTTTCCGCAGTGCTTCCACTTTCGTGAAGTCTAGCGGTGGCATATTAGTCATCAGCTGATCCAATCAAGTCAGCGATCTCTGCCGCTAGGTCATTAGCCGCCCCATTGACAGCAGGTGCAGGTGCAGGTTCTTCAGCTACCTTCGGTGCAGGTGCAGGTTCAGCAGCTTTCTTAGCACCAAACCCTTTTACAGGAGCAGGTTCCTCTGCGACTGGCTCAGGTGCAGGTGCAGGAGCAACAGGCTCAGGCTCTGCTTTTACAGGCGAGGGCTTAGCTACCTCTACTGGTTTAGCAGCAGCAAGTTCTCCTGTGATTGTCTTGACCTCGTCAGTGCCGAACAACTTGTCAACAGCGTTTTGCGTCTCCTCATCATTGAAGCCACCAAAGGCAAACGTCAGCTTGGGGAATGAAGCGTTGGTATCAAACGATACTCTGGTACGCACAATCTCTGGCGCAATGCCACGGACTGATAGTTCCTTATGGTATGCGTTCAGACCCTTCAGTGCCGCAGGTGTAACTTGCAACAGATAGATAGCACCTTCGGCATCGTCAGCCGATACGATAGCTAGTCGCTTCTGATCAGAACAAGCCTTCACTTGCTGTCCTGTAGCTGTCACTTTAGACCCCCATGCATTCTTGGGGCATGATGAACACAAGTCATTCTGTGGTGCTTCCACCTCAGGGTGTGGGCTAATGCCATCAAGTGAGAAGCAATCAGGTGCGGCAGGTTCAGCATCCTTGCTCCACTCTTTAGCGTACCATGTCTTTGATAGGTTAGGATTAGCCCCAACAATCACAGCTTCTAGTACATTGCTATCAAGTACAGTCTCGTTACCGCCCTCTACAATACGAAAGCGTGAGCCTTTGATTGAGATGCGTGGGTATGTTTCACCCTCTGCGGATGACAGGCCACCTTTGATAGAGTCTGCAAGAGCAGATGGCTGTCCAATTTTGTTTGCCAAGTGTGCAGGTACTTGGATGTTAGTCGGTATAATATCGTTCATAATTGTCTCCTAGTCTTCGACTTTGTTTGCAGGTTTACGGACGTTTACATCAATGCGTGTTCCGTAATTCACGCCTGACGGTACGGCTTTTTGCTGATCTATATATCCACGAACAGCGTTCTTACTGACTCGCTTCTCTAGCATGTCGTATGCATCGTTAGCTTTGATGAAAGCTAGGACAGCATCCCAGTCTGCTACATTTGCGTAGTCATTGGTTGTGACAAAGGCAGTGCCATGTGCTGTCTTGAAAGACGTTACTCCCTCGGCATCAGCTTTTGTCTTTATCCACGCCTCAAGTTTCGCCATCTTGTCCTTGAGTTCTTTGACTTGGTCTTTGATCTCAGCTTCAAGAGCTTCCTTCTTATTGCGATACTTGAGGTACGCTTCTATCACTTGGTCTACAGTTAGATTCATAGTGTTACCTCGTTTCTTGTTGTATCAAATCAAGCAACAAGCCCTGTAGTTTCTGCTTGTTCTTGAGCCGTTCATACATGCGGTACTCTACTTCGGTACTCTCAATGTGAACTACGTTTGATACATGTTTTTTACCAATACGCTCTATCCGTCCATTCGCCTGAACATATTGTTCGTTGCTTGTTACTGGCCCATACCAAATCACTGTCGATGCAGCTGTTAAGGTTAGCCCATGAGCCATTGTTGCAGGATGAGCAATCAATACATGTGGGTCTTTGCCGTTCTGAAAGTTGTGGAATATCTCGTTGCGCTGTCTGGCAGATACCTCGCCATTCACTACACCGACTGACCACTTCTTTCCTAGCTCTCGCTCCAACATGCGTAGCGTACCTGTCAAAGGTACGAATACAATAACTTTACCTCCTACTTCATCTATTACCTCCTCTACTAGTTTCACTCTTGGGGAACAATCCAATTCAATGTGGCGACCATCATCCCCATAGGCTACGCCACAAGCTATCTGAACAAGTTTCTGTAACTTGACCGCCTCATTGACAGCGGTGATAGTGCCTTCCTCTGCCATCTCGACTACGAAATGACGGAGCATCTTTGTGTAATGGTCTTTCTGTTCCTTTGTTAGATCGACCTTACGCGTCTGGAATACTGTGTCAGGTAGGTCAAAGCACTCGTCTCTTGTGTACCTAACAGCAGGTTGCAGAATATGTTTTACAGTGTCCACTGACTCTGGTCTTGGTATCCACTTCCACTGACCAATCTTCATCATCACCTGTTCTCTGAACGCAGTGTATGTCTTGGTGCTGTATGGACTGTCTACCAACTTAGATAACGCCCAAGCATCTGTTGGGTCATTCGGCGTGGGTGTACCTGTCATCAACCACAAACGTGTTCCTGTGTTCTTGCCCATCCACTTCCTCAAGATCTTGAATCTGTTTGTAGATGGATTGCGATAGACAGCGGCCTCATCAACTATCACTAAGTCAAACATACCAACGGTTTCCTCGGATACGATAGGGAAGCCATCGTGGTTAATGATAAAGAAGTCAGCATCTACATGTAGTAGCTTCTTCCGTTTAGCCGCAGTACCATGTAAGGTTACATGCTTACGCTCAGGGAAGCCCATAAAGATACCGTCACCCCACACACGTTCCAGTGTGGACAGCGGTGATATAATCAGCACCTTCTTAATAGCACCTGTTTTCATAAGGTAGTCAGCCGCCCATAGTGCAGACTGTGTCTTACCAGTACCAATCTCGTTAAGCACCAGTGCCTTCTGGTTCATAGTTAGAAAGGCAGCAGTCATCTTCTGGTGTTCATACGGTGTAAACTGACCTACCCAATCGTAGTAATACAGGATAGGTGCAGGTGCTTTGATGCCTAGATTGCGTAGTACCTTTACTTCGTCTTGACCATGCGGTGTCACCACTAGGTCTTTACCTTTGAAGTTAAGTACCTTCGCTGTTGGTATTGTCTCTAACACTCGGTTTGGGTTTGTAAGGTTTAGTGCTAGAGCCTTTGCTTGCTCTACTACTAACATCCTAGCTCCACCCAACTCGTGTCTTGTTTACTCTTAATGTACTGACGAACTTCCTCTATTGTGTCTTCGTCATATACGAGAAAGCATTTGCCCCCTGCCATCTCTATCTCCTTCATTGCTTTTACTTGTAGTGCTGTAGGTTTCTTTGTCTTATCCGCCTTGCACTCAATCCCTATAAATCGTCCACTCACTATCGCAACCTTGTCAGGTATACCTGCCCTACCAAACGGCCCTGCTTGGGGGTTGTAATACCAGATGCCTTCTTCCTTTAACATCTTGTCAAGTTTACGTTTTATTTTACCCTCTGGTGTAGATGCCATAAGATTACATACTTGTCAAGTTATATCTGTGCATACTCACACAAACTTTGAGCAGGACAGAACCTACATAGACCACTCGGTTTAGCAGGCCAGTTCTTATGCTCAACTGATTCGTATATCCTATTGATACGCCCCAGTAAGTTTTGCCACATCTCGTCTGATTGCTCTCGACTGTATTCTTCGGTGTCCATCTTCATCTCTTTGAGCCATACGAACGTGGTCTTGATTCGCACAATCTCAGGGAAATGCTTCCACACTTGTAGTGCGAACATCTCAAGCTGTGTAAAGTCTGGTCTACGCTTACCTGTTTTCCAATCAATTACTATTGCTGTGTCTTCTTTAATAATCAAAACATCGAGTATGGATCTGAACCATGCGTCATTCGCAAACCAACTTGTTGGTGTAAGGTTCTCCGTCAGTGTCAGCTGTCGCTCTGCGTGTAGCTCTCCACCTCTTGCCATCTTCTCAATGGTTTGACAAAGCACCTCGTACTTCTCAGCCTCCTGCGGCAAGGCTGTGTCGTTCACAAGACGCTGTTCCAGAAACTCATGGATGCGTTCACCGTATCGACTTGCTTCACCGCCTGTATCTTGGACTTCCTTCGTTACTCTCTGGTGGTAGTATCGTTTAGGACAGTTCTCATACATCTTAATTGCTGAAAAAGAATGTGCTATCTGCATCAAAACTCCATAGGGTTGCACCGTGAAGGCGGTATTCGCCACCCACGGTAAAGTTTACTTAGCATCACCATAGTTATAACCTACGCCTGACTCGCAAGCAACAGGTAAATCCTGTGCCCAGCGGGGAGGAGTAGACATTCTCCTCTCAACAAGTTCCTGTGCGTGTGTCTTCTCTTCTTCCAGGCAGCTGATAATGATCTCATCATGTACCTGAAATGCAACGTGGTATGACTGTCCGATAGATGCCATTTGTTCTGCGACCACAATCCTAGCTAGTGCTTGGACTACGTTCTCTGTTACCTTCCCACCGTAGATACGCGTCCAGTCTATCGTTATCTCCTCGCCTGTAGTCACTCTAGCTTTCACTAGTTTCTTATAGGTTCGTGCGTCTGCGATATACTCAAAGCCATCTGGTGTCTGGCGTAGCGCATTATATTGTATGCGTAAGCCACTCGGTAGGATGATGCCGTTGCTGTCAAAGGGCAGTAGGTCTGTAATGTTACCGCTTCCTCCTGCGACCATAGTCGTCAGGGCATGACCGCATTTATTCCATAGGGATACAATCTTGTGGTTCTTCTGTCGGTATAGTCTTACGATACGCTGTGCTTCGTTCTCATCTATATCAACAGAGATTCCTCCCTGCCCAAGCGCAAGCGTGTTACGGAACTTAACATGCCCCATACCATAACCTAACCCAAGTATACAGGTCTTGCCAACGAACCGCTCAATCTTGTCAGCCTTAGTTACCTTCTTACCATAGACCTCAGATGCGAACTCACTGTACACATCACGCCCTTCTCTAAAGGCTTGCACTAGATCATGTTGACCTGCGATGTAAGCAACCATACGAGCTTCTATCTGTGACGAATCACATGCTACTAGTATCTCTCCTATGGGTGCAGTCAGTGCGCTTCGTATTGCTCCGTTGCGTGGTAGGTTCTGTAAGTTAAGTTTATCTCCACCGCTAAACCTACCTGTATGTGCGCCATAATAATTAAGCATGATAGGTAATGCGCCACGCTCAGCCACCTTCATCAGGTTCTCAGTGCGTGTCTCTTCAATGGTGGATTTAGTACCAAGCCTTGCCGCCACTAGGTTCTGAACTCGTGGGTCTGGATGGTCAAGTAAAGCAGTGAACTCCTTGTCTGTCTTAGCAAAGGCATATGTTTCTTTACCTGTGCGTAGACTTGTTTTCATGGGGGGTTCAACGCCTACTGTAGTCAGTAGCTTGGCGAATATCTGGTTGGACATAAGGGCTTTCTTTACCTTGTCCTCACTCAATCCTTTGAGTGACAAGTCCTCAATCAGCTTTCGCTTGTCTGCCTTTACCTTCTCCAAGTGCTGTGCAAGCACATCCGTGTCAAGTTGTATAACAGGTTGGGTATACATCCGTAGCGTCTGGTCAATGACCATTAGCTCAGACACAGGAAAGCCCACCTTTAGTTTTTGGAATAGTTGATACGTCAGGTCTACGTCCTTGATGCAGTACGCAGCATACCTGTCAAGTTGTTCTGGTGTGAAGTCCTTCCTGTGACGGCCCAGATTATTAAACACCTCATCGCCCTTCTCACCTAGTTTGTAATGAGAAGCTAGTGCTTTCAATGAGCCGCCTACTGTAGCGTTGTGCAGGGGTCTTGCCATAGACATGGTGTCGAGCCAGAACTTAGGCTTGATTCCATAGTGCCATGACAAGATAGCCCCATCAAACGCAGTGTTGTGAGCAAGTATCGCCTTGTCAGAATAGTCTAACGAGTTGAGAAACTTGCCCACATTATCACCGCTGTACCAATCAGTAGGGAAGTCGTTCACCTTGACGCATACACCTATCACCTCAAAGCGAGGGTCACGAACATAGGCTTCCGTTGTCATCTTCGACAACGAATACTCCCTATCGTAATAGGTTTCAAAATCAATGGTGACGATGTCCATGTTACAGACCCTGACCTTCTGCCAGTGGTATCTTTTCATTGGTCAGGTCTGCGAACTCAACATTCTCTGTACCAATCTCTCCACCGCAAGCCATATAACCTGCGCCATCGACCCAGTTGTCTGCATGACATGGATTGTTTTTAGCACGAGACACTTTGACTAGTGTCATCATCAGGGCAACATCACTGCCAGTTAGGTTGTGCCATCTACCCTTGAGGTATGCGTTCCACAAGTCAGCAATACAGCCGAGGTTATCGGCCATAGTGCCGTGTGTTTTCTCACGAGCATCTGTTGTCAGGCGTGTTGCCTCCTGTAGGATCTCAGCCCTACCCATAGGTTTAGGAAATCCTTCGCCCTGATTAGGTTCAAGCATCTCATCTATTGAGAACTCTTCTTCCTCTTGTTGGAATATTTCCTTTGGTGTGCCTATGCTGTTCATTAGTTTATTAACATAGGTATACGAAACACCTGTAGCTTTAGCTACTTCCTTAGCTGTGGCTAATTTGTTCTTCAACAGGTAAGCCCATACCTTTTCCTTCTTAGACTTCTTACGTCTAGCCATTACTTCCTCCTATACTACAACCTTACTCCCTTGTAAGGTATAACATGATACACCTTTACCACAATGTAAAGAATATTCGTTAGCAATTTGCACAGCTTCAGAGGCTGTCGCTCCCATTGCCATTGCGCCAAGCGCATATTCTCTACCTTCTCCGAAAGCCATAGGTGCTGATAGCTCTACGGATGTTCCGTTAGTTGACCAGACGGACAGACCTTTTTTAGACACGACAATAAGTTCTGCTGTGTTAGGCTGTACGTCTAGCGCGGCGGGGTCAGCACCACTTACAAACCAATCTCGCATTTTTAGTATACTGCCCAATACTCCTACGCCTGATACGATAGAGTGTCTGTTCACATACACCCATCCTAGTTCCGAACCCTTCATGTCTTTCTTTTCTTTATGGGTTACATACCAAGCCTTCTCTGCCTCCCACTTCATAGAGCCATCATTGGCCTGTCTATCAGTGGCTAAGGTCTTTCCATCCCATACTACAACTGTCATTCTATTACCTCTGGTCTACTCTTTGGCTTTATTATTTTCGCTCTAGTAGTGGATACATCGCACCACATTGAAATGTCATTGCCATATAAATCATAAAGATAGTTATAAAAACTATCTACACTTCTACTTTGCATAGCTTCCATGCAGTGTTTTTCACTCTCAAACCATGCAACTGTTTCGATATTATAATCTTGCACACTGTATGCTATTACAAGTGCTGTAAAGTATTCAATCATTTCTCTCTCCAAGCAACATTGAAATGTAACCATCCTCTAAATGGATACCAAAGCAACACACTATTATATTTCTTACAGTCCTTATTCACACACTGGCGTACACTAACAGACCTAAGATATTTAAACGGCCCTCTACCCCAATGGTTATGCCTTGTGATTTTACCACAAGCAGGACACTCTGGATGTGTTGCTTTGGTTAGCTCCATTCACTCCTCTATGAAACTGGTTGCAGTTCGTCCTCAAACACACCGAATCTCCTACGCAGTGCAATACTCTGCCCATTACATACATGCTCTAGTGCTTTGAGTATATGACTACCTTCAGGTTTACGGCTCATGTAGTAACCATCTGTCGTAGTCTGTGCTAGACCTTTGAGTAACTCAGGTGGGAACTCGTTCTGACGTATGCATCTTTCGAGTAAGTCTAGCCACTGGTTTGAATCCCACTGTGGTTGTTGCCAATCCCATCGGTTCTTCTGTGCCTGACGTTCTTCCCACATCTGGTCAATGATACCATCGAAAGCATGAACTCTGACACGAGCTTTGATACCTTTCTTGAAAGCACCCAATGCTCTGCGCCACTTCTTACGTTCCTCTGGTATCTCGACTAGTCTTACATCTGGCTGTGGATTGAGACACTCACCGCTTATCATATCGAACTCGATGCCTTGGAAGTAGTATGCTTCTGCTCGCATCACTGGCATGTAGTGTTGATACATCTCCCAATAGTGTACTGACGAACCCTCTGGAGCCATACCTTTTTCACTAGCTTCGTACAGCTTTTGCATCTTCTTCTGAATGATGTCTGTACCTGCAATGCGATAGAGACCTGTTTTATGGCGCACAGTAGTAAGTGGTAGCCACCTGTGTAGTGACGACACTAGCGTTTGGGAATGAGATCTGAAGGTGCTTTCCTCGGCAACGAACGTCAACTTGTTGTCAGGCGTCAGCCGACATAGGTCTGGCGTATCAGAGTAACTCTGCAACTTGAATACAAATGTGCCGTTACCCTCCTTGAACATACGCAACCAACCAGTGATAGGCTTGCCCTTATGTGGGCTACGCACCCTTGACCATAGCCTCTCGGCTTTCTCATAGCTGTCTACACCTTTAGGTGTTATCTCTAACCAACTACTCATATGTACCTCCTTATCGTGTTAGTTTGGAAAATGTTACTGCCGCAGTCATGCCCTTGATGTCCATGCTATCGACATCTACCTCAGCTTTCTTGCGCTCTACTATCTTCTTGTGACGTTCCTTAGCTTCGTCAGGAACCAAGTCCCACAGTGCAGGGAAAGCCTTCAGTGCAGGAGCCAACGTAGAATATGTTTTCATGAGTGTGTTGATACCCTCTAGAAACTTCGCTTGCTTAGCTTCCACTTCGAATATCTTACGAACATACTCTTTGAACTCAGGCTTGAGCCAATCCCAACGGCTGTCAGTAAAGTCAGCCTTGTTAGACCGCCACTCTGATTTGTAACCTGTCACTTCTGCATTGAAGTTGAAAGGCCAACGCATAGGCTTGCTAAACTCTAGCTGTATATCGTCGCACTCATAGGCTTTACTAGAAAACTCAGCGGTCTGAAATACATCCTCTGGTGCATTGAAGAACCCACCAAATGCTAGTACTGACTCTGTCTTCATTGCATAGTCAGGCAACGCATTGAACTTAGAGATAACATCGGAAGGGAAAAAGGACTGATACATTTTATCAGCCCAGTGTGCAGGTACATCCGCCTTAGCCTCGTCAATGGCTTTGGTAAACATAGCCCTCGCGTTCTTACGGATGTCTTCACATAGTGAATCGGAAAATCTTACAGTAGCCATAGTATTATACCTCCATCTTTACTACTTCGCCAAACGGCACTTGGTCTTCATCAGTGGTTGAAATCCACAGTACAGGATAGTCTGGTGTATCACCAAAGTCGTCGCAGTACAGGTCAGTCAGGAACACACAAGCAACAGGGTTGATGTCATGCTCTTGCATGTATCGAAAGCAAGGACTGAACGCAGTACCACCACCTCCATGTGGTTGGATTACAGGTGATTCGTTCTGCTCATACATGTCATAGTGTGATACCTCAGAGTCAAAGTAGAGAACATGTATCTTCTCAGGATGCAGATCCTCATGGACTTTGATTATCTCTGCCGCATACTGGTTGAGTTCCTCTTGCCCAATAGAGCCAGAGCAATCGACACAGAAGGCTACCTCACCTAGTGCTTCGCCAGTTATACTAGGCAGATACAATCCTTGCTGTATGAACCTACGATTAGGTCTTGAAAAGGTGCGGTCATTGGTACGCTTCTTGACGAGAAAGTTAGTCATCACTTCAGCCCAGTTTACTTTGGGTTGCAGTATCTCATCGACCAGACGCTCTAGTCCTGCACTCATCTTGCCCATCATCTTGGCGGCTTGAGCCGCTTGAGCAACCTTGACTTTCCATTCTGCCGCTTGCTGTTCTAGTTCAGCAGGTGAACCCTCGCCATCTTGACAGTCATCAAGTGGGTCATCTGTACCCTCTGGTGTGTCTGGTAGAATCTTGTAGATACCATCACTAGTACCGCCACCTGCATCATAGATGTCGTCACTCAACAGGCCACAGTCAGGCATCTTACCGATGCCCTCATCTGACAACAGCTTGTTGATGACATAGTCTGCGGCTTGATTCCACTTGCGTGGTTCACGACTCTGTCTGCGGAAGTTATGCTCCATCATAGGATGCATACACTCATGAGCGATGAGGAACTTTAGCTCCTCATCATTCAACTCATCACAAAAGTTAGGATTAAACACGACTTGCTTGCCGTTAGTGGCGGCAGTCGGTACATCCTCAGTCAGCTTGAACGGCATGTTCATAGCAACATTGCCAATGAACGGATGCTCAAGCACAAGAGCAGTCTTACACTTGCTCAGTCTTCTACTAATCTCCATTGTTAGCTCCCATAAATGCGCCCATCTTAGCCATGATAGCCTTAGCTTCTGCGGCTTTATCACGACGTAGGTCAGGGTCATTGCGTAATGCATCAGGATGATGCTTGGTTAGTGATTGCTCAACCTCTTGACGCATAGCCTCAAGGTTGGGGTCATCGGTGAAGTTCAGCCTAGTAAGGACAGAACATATCTCCCTAGTATTCTCGACAAGAGTGTCACGGAATACAGCTTTGGGGTCATCTAGCTTCTCAGCCATGTGCTTCACTCGGTCATGCAGTCTAGTCCATGCTTCCTTCATGGCGTTCTGCGATGCGTCGATAACCCTACGCTCAACGTCAGCAGTGATACGAGCAAGCTCCTCCTCTGCAATGTCAACTCTGAAATCACCATCGGGTACTGGCATAACTTGCAAATCCATATTGAACTTAGATGCAACTTCATCTTGCGATGGATAGTCTGCCTCGTTGTACAACGTGTTGAGAGATACACGAGCATGGGTCTTGAGCCGCATATACTCTGACAAGAACGAGTTAACTACCATCTGCCATTCATACTTCTCCTTGCGGAAGTCAGTCATAAAGGACAGATAGTTTGCACTAGGCAAGATTTGCGTACCGTCAATGCCCCACGGTAGAGTGTTTGTATAGTACTTCTTGCGGATGAGCGTAGACTTCTGGTGTACACTAGTCAGAAAGTCATTCATCGGAAGCAGAGACTTATTGTATCTGCCTGATTGTACAGCCGCATTATTGGCTGAGGCTACCTGTTCGGTAGCCTTCTTGTCAAACTTACGAGCAGTCCATTGGGATATACCCAATCGAACGAGTAGTGCTTTATCTGATAGTTTCATAGTTACCTCCGTTTCTAGAATAGCACATCTTGATGGTTAACAGCCCAGTTAGTAAACGCTTGCGTCGAGGCTAGCTCAGGCTTCTTACGAGCCGCATATGATACGGTTAGTACAGAGAACTCTGGCTCCATACGTTCCGCATAAGTACAAACACGTTCGAAGTTGTTCTCAGTTGCTCGTTCTGCAAGAGAGCCACACAATGCGTAGCAAGTAGCAGGGTCAGTCGGAACATCAGCAGTCTTAGGATTCATGATGATGTTGTCAGGGTTAGGTAGCTTACGATAGATCCGTATAAAGCCAACAAACTCTGCCGCTGCACCTTCACCTACAGCACCCTTGAAACATTCGAACTCAGCCTCAGGACTGACAGTGCCAAGTATTGCACTGACACCCTCGACCCAAGAGCGTGGTGTAGGATTCTGTTCACGCTGAGCATCGAAGTCATGCAGTAGTGCAGGACGAAAGCCAATGAATGACACCACCTCTGGCTTGACCTCATTGTCAATCATCCATCGACGAGAGTCGTCAAGGTGTGTGTCTAGTTCGATGACAGTCTCGCGGTTAGCGAGGTGAGTAAGTATCTTCTGAGCACCTGCTCTGTCCTCTTTCCTGTTGCCAGTAGAGACGACAGTCCAACCTGCCTTGAGTTTGACACCATGCAGTGTTCTAGCTTGCTGAATATTGGCAAGCACTTTCTGCAAGTCATCACCTGCTTGGTTACGATCATCGAAGCAGAGTATACCCTCTTCAGGGATGTCATCACGACCAACAGCAGGATACCAATCAGGTAGCTTGTATCCGAATGACTCACCATCAGTGGCAACGTCAGGGATACCGAAGTCCTCGACTAGCATCGTTGGCATGTGCTTCTCGATGTAGCCAATGCCCATCTCCTGAGCAGCTGTTCTCACAATGGTTGTCTTACCACCGCCAGGAGCACCGACGATAGACAGCGGACGTTTCATAGGAAATAAATCCTTGATAGTTTGTTTTAGTAGTTCGGCTCGCATTTATAGTACCTCCTTATATGCTTGGAACTTATTATGGTCAGGGCCATAGGACACTTTCATGTCCTTAGTTCGTTGTGCTTTAGCAGCACCTTTGTTACTGAAGAATAACGGCTTGCCATCATCTCCATTAACGATTGCTCCACCCTTGATGTACCGAAGTACAAAGAGTTTCAGTGCGGACTTAGTCATGTGTTATTACCTCCATGATTTGCGTTAGTGTTAAGCATGAGTTCGTCTCAGTCCACAACGACTCATCCCATGTTTCACAGCCAAGAATTAGATTGATGGCTATGAAGGCGATAAGAAAACCTACCGCTACGCAGAGCAGTAGCCCTCCGATAATCTCTACACTCCTAGAAAGCATAGAGACCAAGCTCGAAGTAACCGTCGATAAAGGCGAGAATACCTGCCGCTAGTGCGGACAGTAAAACCCACCAGAACATGTCACCTTTCATCGAACATACCTCCCTTGTTATTGACACCCTTCAAATCCTCAGGATTAGTGAAGAGCATATAGTTAGACTTGTGCAACGGAGCGACAGTATAGACTCGCTCTCGTGCAATCTTATCCCCACAGACTAGACAAGTGTCATAGCCGAGGGCTGAGCGACGAGGATGAACCTCGCCACTACAACGAACACACTCAACGGACGACATAGAGAAACCCCTTGCGACGACAGTTCTCAATATGCCAATCCGATGGCATGTCATATTCTTCCTGAGTCAAGTTCCACACTAGAAAGCTACCTGTAAAGTAACCTAGAATGCCTGACTTAGTCTGCGATAAATAAACTTCTTGCATAGCAACCTCATTGATAGAAACACGAAAAGGGAACGCCATTGAATGACGCTCCCTTAGGGGTGGATTAAAGAGTGACAATGTTATCGTCAGCCTTCTTGACCTGTGTTACAGGGCCAGCAATAGTCATCTTAGGCTTGCCCCATTTACCTGCTCTAACGACAGGTGTATCACCACGCTTTACAGCATCAGATACATGGTCAGCATGAAGAACTTTACTATCACGCTCAATAGTCTGGTTGACATTGGGGATATAAAAGTCCCAACGATTAAAGCCTGCATTAGGGTTAGCATCACAGAATGCCATAGCAGAAGCTAGACACTCACCTGCTGTCTCAGCAGTGTACTTACCCTCAGGATGAGGCTTGAGTTCAAGAAGCTCAGTAGTCTTGTTGAATTGTAGATTAAAGTTACCTTCAAAAGTCTTAGTCATAGTGACCTCCAGTTAGTGTTAAGTTTAAAGACCCTCTAAGAGGGGTGGCACAACGCCGACCCAAAACTTGACACAACCGAGCCGAGTTGTCAAGTTTGCCCCACCTTTAGATTTGATAGGTATCTATAGAGTCAGACTAGAGAGGGGGGCGCAGATTGAAAGTATCTATTGAGAACAGATACTGAGAAGATGAGGATAATCAGGGGGTTAAGTGTAAGGTATCTAAACTATCTAGTAATTTCGGAATAATGTGGCGCTACGCGCAAATAGTATTATCACTGGATATTTAAGTTTAGGAAAGGGTATATGTAAAAAAACTATATAATTTAGATAGTTTAGATAGTAATACTATACATATGGCTCGTAATATACTGATTTCTATGGCCTTACTGTAATGCGATTGTATAGTTTAGGTATCTAAAACCCCCAATATCGTGTCAACTTAGTGTTAGATAGTATAGATAGTACTAAAACATTACATTAGAGCGAGCCAAAACCCCCCGAGCAATGGGGGTACACACACAAAATAATAGAAACTTGACACAAAAAAAGAGAGGAGCCTTGCGACTCCCCTCAGTTAGTTTATTTGACCTGTATGACATTGACCAGATGTTTTGGTATTCCAATGTCGTGGATCAGGTGCAGAGCGTAGTTCTTAGCGGCTCCTTCAGTTTTGTAGTACCTGAAGTATATTGTGCCCATCTCAACCCAATCTACACAGTAGCGTCTTAGTTTTTCAACTTTCATAGTTGCCTCCGGTTGATTGCTGGGAGCCGAAGCTCCCAGCTGGTTGAGTTAAAGAGTAACGATGTTGTCGTTAGTCTTTGTGGACGGTGCATCTGGGTTGACCAGATCCAACCTTGGCTTGCCCCACTTGCCAGCTTTGATGACTGGCTTGTGTCCCGCCTTCATCGCTTTTGCGATCTCGGTTGCCGCCATTGTCTTGGATTCCCCAAGATTTTGGCTGACGCCCTTGATGTAAAAGCTCCAGCGGTCGAGGCTTGCCTTGTGCTTTTTGGCGGCTTCGACCACCAGTTTAGCAACATCCTCGGCGTGTTCGGCACCATATTTGCCGTCGACTGCCTTGGCTAGGCTGATAACACCTGCTTCTTTGTTCAGACGAACGTTGAAGCGACCCTCAAAAGAACGTGTATTCATAACACTCTCCTATATACCCACAATGTCAAATAGCGTGGCGGGTGTGGGAAGCCCCGCTTCCGCCTGCCGCCGTTCATCAGCGACATCTACATACAGCCATAACTATACATAAATGTCAAGTTAGCATGATTTACTAGGGCTTTTGCCTTGCTATGCTGACACTTTGCGCGAGCGCATACGAACACCTTGAGGGGGGTACACATGGATTTGCGTTGCACCCCCCACCCCCATATAAGTAAACCTCACATAACAAGACCCCAAAAAACGAAGATGTAAAGTTTTGAAAGTTTCTTGACAGCCCCGTAACTTACGAACTACATTCTCATTATGGACACACTACCGTTAAAACATACTAAATGGTCAGACCGCCTAGCTTTCGATATGGCTTTGATGCTCGAGGGCAGTGGCGAGACTTTGGATGAAGTTAAAGACAGGCACAACGTAGACGCCAGTAATCTTTTGATATTTAACAAAGACCCTGTGTTTTTGAAGAAGGTCGAGTCGTACCGCGAAGAAGTTCGTGAAAAAGGTATGACATTCAAACTCAAGGCCCGTGCACAGGCAGAAGAACTCCTGACAACAAGTTGGACTTTAATCCACAGCCCAGATGTTTCTGCGGCTGTAAAAGCAGACCTGATTAAATCAACAGTGAAGTGGGGTGGCCTAGAACCAAAGAACGAGGTCAACACGGAGGCAGCAGGTGGCGGAGTTAAAATTACAATTAACCTCGGAGGTCAAGACCACACAGCGAGTGTTATTGATCACGAACCTATTGACGAGATTCACGGAGAGGTACAAGGGGCAGAAGATGGCCACCTTCTCGACGCTGGATGAGTGCGAGCGGTGCGCGAGAGTTCTCACGCAACTGAACGTGCGATACAAGCAGACGATTAGGAGAAAAAAGACATTGTCTAATCCTTACGCAATAGTACTCCTCGATGATCCTGATCGTCTGCTTGCCATAGATGAGGTGCAGAAATGTCCGCACTGTGGCATGAGTACTATAGAACACAACTGGTGTAAGACCTGTGGGGATATAACTTGGTTGGATGAGTATACAGACTTGTCTAATAAGATGGGGTGGCCAGGATGAGTAAGCGTTGGACAGCACAGGAACGAGAGTGGCTAGCGTATAAACGCCAGTCAGTAGAAGAAAAGAAGAAGGATATAACACTACCGTCTATGCCGTGGGAGCAAAAGTCTATACTTGACATGACGGCAGACGAGCTTGCAAAAGCAATGGATAGATTGGAGGAAGACGAGAGTGCCTCTCGATATTGACTTTACACCGTCTTTGACTGCGGCGAAGTTTATGCAGTCGGATGCTAAGATGCGGGTGCTTATGGGGCCAGTTGGGTCTGGTAAGTCTGTCGCTAGTTGTTTTGAAATTGTTCGTCGGGCTAGTTCACAGGAGCCAAACGAGCAAGGCATACGCAAATCGCGGTGTGCTGTCGTGCGTGAAACTGTACGTCAGCTGACGGATACTACAATTAAAACGTTTCTTGATTGGTTTCCACCTGGCCCGTGTGGTCAGTTCATGCGTACAACCAAGACATATTTTTTCAAAGTCGGTGATGTTGAGTGCGAGATTATGTTTCGTGCGCTCGATGACGCAGACGATGTAGCAAACTTGAACTCACTAGAGCTTACGTTTGCATGGTTTAACGAGTGCAGAGATATTAACGCCGAGATCGTAGACGCTATGTCTAAACGTATCGGACGTTTTCCTTCGAAGAAGGATGGCGGGCCGACATGGCATGGTATGTGGGGTGACACTAACCCCCCGACTATGGATACTTGGTGGTATTATCAGATGGAAAAGCTAGACCCTAAAGACGGGGTCAGTATCAATGATAACGGGTGGGATGTATTCAAACAGCCGTCTGGGCGAAGCATCCATGCCGAAAATGTGGAGAATTTGCCAGATGGATATTATGACACCCAAGGACGTAGCGAAGAATATATCAGAGTATTCATTGACGGAGAATACGGACTCAGCTCAGCAGGACAACCGGTCTACAAGTATTTCAGGCCAGACTATCACATGGCCGATGAAACTTTGCAGCCTATTCTTAATGGTGTGCGCCCTGTCGTTGTTGGCATGGATTTGGGCTTGACACCAGCCGCAGTTATAGGGCAACAAGACCCTCGCGGGCGAGTCTTGGTTCTCGATGAGGCAGTGTCCTTCGACATGGGAATACAGAGATTCGTCCGCACCATTCTCAAACCTATTATCTATGAACGCTTTGGCGGAGCGCCCATACTGATCGTGACTGATCCAGCTGGCGTACAGCGGGCGCAAACAGACGAACGCTCGGCAGTTGACATCATCAAGGCTGAAGGTTTTAGAGTTATATCAGCCAAGACAAACAACGTGTCAGCACGTTTGTCTGCGGTGGATGACTTCTTGATGCGACATGTTGACGGTGACAGCGCGTTTCTTGTAGATCCTAAATGCTCGCAGTTAAAAGCTGCTATGATGGGTGGCTACAGGTTTCACCACAAAAATGGCACAATAGATAAAAATAAACACTCACACATAGCTGAAGCTTTACAATACTTCATGTTGCATGTATCTACTGCAGGTGAAGGCTCAGTGATACCTGTAAGACGAGATGTCAAAAGAGTTGCAGCAGCAGGTTGGACTTGATAGAGTTTACATGTCATCTCGACACCTTCATAGTTACCTCACTAACCCTCTGCAGATTGCCCCTGCAGGGGGTTATTTCTTTTACTTGCGTTGAAACTTGTTGCCATGTATAACTTAAAGTGTACACTATAGGTGTGTAAAGAAAGCGAGTTGCCATATGACCGATAGAGAAAAAGAATTACGCGCAGAGTATTTTGATGGCCCAGCCTCTGATAGTATGAGTCTAATGCAGTTTTTTCTATCAAAAGGCTTTGACCCTAGGAAAGAAGCACCCAAGGGTAAAAAGATGGGTATGGGCGGTATTATTCCAAAATACAAAGACGGCGGAGTTGTACCAGACAAGTATAAAGGTTTCTCTAAACTACCTGAAAAGGTTCAACAAAGTATGAATCCTGACTTGGCTGCAAAGTATAAACACGGCGGTTTAGTACCAAAGCGGAAGGTCTAAGTATGCATAAGAACGGAATGCCATGCGGTTGCAGTAAACCTTACACTGTATACTCCGACAATCCAAAGATGGATACGAGCGGTATGGCAGAACGTAAAGTTCGCAAATATGGAAGCGGAGGTTATGTATATACCAACAAGAACGATCCTGACACTGTAAAGAAAGACAAAGATCGGGATGAAGAGGAGTATTCTTAATGCTTAATGTCGTAAGTAATTCAGAACTTCGTAAGCGCGAACAAGAAATGATCGACAAGGAATTGGCCGAACGCCAAGCTAATCCTGTTGTTTTGGGTCTTGCTTCGCATTTGCGTGAGTGCTGGGATGCTGCACGCCAAGCTAAGAAGCCTATTGAAAACATTATGTTACGCGGTTTGCGCCAGCGTAACGGCGAGTACGAAGCAGATAAGCTAGCACAGATTCACGAACAGGGCGGCTCAGACATCTATATGATGATTACTGAGGTTAAATGTCGAGCAGCAGAAAGCTGGCTGCGCGATATTCTACTAGATACAGGCACCCCTCCTTGGGATCTAAACCCCACCCCCATCCCAGATCTATCGCCCGAACAAACTGCAGAACTACAAAATGCGTTTGCTGCTGTAGTTACTCGTATTGTTGAAAACGAAGATCGTGCGCCATCAGCTGATGAAATGGTCGAGCTAAAAGAAATGGTGGCCCAGCAGTACAGGTTTAAGCTGCTAGAAGCTGCAGATAACCGTGCACAAAAGATGAAAATAAAGATTTCAGACCAGTTTGCACAGGGCGGCTGGGGTGATTCGTTTAATGAATTTATTACTGATTTAGTTACTTACCCATGTGCTTTTATCAAAGGGCCAGTAGTTCGCAGGCAGCGTAAGCTCGGCTGGACTAGAGGCGCAGATGGTAAGACTATTGTAGAGGCAACAGAGACTATCGCTCCTGAGTTCGAGAGAGTAGACCCTTTTAGAATCTACCCAGAGCCAGGAATTTCAAATATTAACGAAGGCTATATATTTGAACACCATCCCCTAAGTCGTACCGAACTGGCCGACCTTGTTGGCGTGCCAGGGTACGATGATGACGCTATCCGTAAAGTATTAGAATATGGAAACGGACAGTCGTGGATTAACGAGGATGTAGAGTTGGTTAAAGACGAAGAAGAACGTAAGTTCCATTCGTTTAATAGACCTACTGAGACTTTCGATGCCCTAGAGTTCTGGGGTAAAGTTACAGGCAAGATGCTTATTGAGTGGGGTCTTGATGAAGAAGAAATAGACGATGAGCACCGCGAGTATGACGCAAACGTCTGGATCGTGGGCGACTATGTTATCAAGGCTATCCTTAACTATGATCCATTAGGGGAGAAACCTTATGCTAAAACTTCTTTCATCAAACGCCCTGGCGCGTTCTGGGGTAGCGGTATTCCAGAAATTATTGAAGATATTCAAAGCGTTTGTAACGCTGCCGCGAGGGCTTTGGTCAACAATATGGGGATCTCCTCCGGCCCCCAAGTCGAAGTCAACCTCGAAAGGATCCCGCCAAACGAAGACATCACGCAGCTCCACCCGTGGAAAATCTGGCAAGTCACGAACGACCCGCTAGGTTCAAGCGCACCTGCTGTAAGGTTTACACAACCTGACGACAACGCAAACACACTACTTGGTGTGTATGATAAGTTTAGTAAACTAGCAGATGATCATTCAGGAATACCTTCTTATGTGTATGGCGACCTGAATGTAAAAGGTGCAGGGCGTACATCTTCAGGGCTGTCCATGCTTATGGGCGCAGCCGGTAAAGGTATTAGGCAAGTGGTTATGCATATCGACAGCGATGTGATAAAACCAGTTGTACACCGTCAGTTCATATACAATATGCGCTATGACGAAGACGAATCTATTAAAGGCGATGTTGAGATCTTGCCGAAAGGCTCGATCAACCTTGCAGTCAAAGAGACTGTTAACATTCGCCGTCTTGAGTTTCTTAACGCAACCGCCAATCAGATCGACATGGAGATCGTTGGTAAAGAAGGCCGTGCAGCGATTCTTCGTGAAGTGGCTAAAGGGTTGCAGATGCCTGTGGACGACATCATCCCATCTAGGGAGAAGGAAGGCTATATGACGCGTATGTCAGCTAAAATGCAGCTTGAAGCTAAAAAAGCAGAACAAGCAGCAGGCGGCGAGGGCACACCGGTACAGCCTGACGGTACCCCCAAAGGCGGGCAAGATGCGAACACAGTTAGTAACCGCGACACAGGAGCAGCCGGATGATTCGACCTACTCCTGAAGTTACTAAGGCGTTAGCCGCAAGTGTCCGTCAATATCCGGTAATAGCCGAATGGTTTGCGGAATGGCGGATGCACGAGCTAGAGCAGCTACCCAATGTTGCACAGAATACGGCACTTGCACAGGGGCGGTGTCAGATTCTGACTGAACTTTCGAAGTTCGTGAGTGAGTCCCCTGAGATAGCGGCAAAGTCATCATGACAGCTGTTAATTACGCACACCGATAGGAGCGTCCAACATGGCAATACCAAAGCAAGTTCAAATGCAATCTGAGGAAGTACAGCAACTGTACAAAGAACTAAACGGCGAATCTGAAGCACAGGATCAAATCACTGAGGCTCCAGAGGAAGTTGTTGAGGAGCCTGTACAAGAGGTTGATTCCGACAGTGCTGAGAACGAAGCACCCCAGTCTGGAACCGAAGAGCACGGACAACCAGACACCAAGACTAAAGACACTTGGGAACAAAAGTACAAAACACTGCAGGGAATGTATAACGCAGAAGTTCCGCGTATGAAGGCGGAAAATCGTGAGTTACAATCCCGTGTCTCTAACATGGAACAGTTGCTTAGCACAATGTCCGCCCCTCAAGAGATGCCTGCTGTAGATAGCGAACCGCTGATCACAGATAAGGATGTCGAAGAGTACGGCGATTCTATTGGTGTTATGCGGCGTGCTGCAAAAGAGGAAGTGGCTGCGGCCAATGCTCGTGTAGCTAGTTTAGAGCAGACAGTACGCCAGTTGCAAGCCAGCGTGGTACCACAGGTAAACCAAATATCGCAGAGGCAAGCACAGAGTAGCGAGCAGTCGTTTTGGGCCGAGCTTTCAAGTAAAGTACCTCAATGGAATGAGATCAACGGTAACGAAGACTTTCAGTCTTGGTTGCTAGAGATTGACCCCCTTACAGGTATTTCGCGGCAAGTTTATCTAGAGGATGCACAGAATAATCTAGATGCTAATCGTGTCGCGCAGTTCTTTAATTCGTGGCCAGGGGCGAATAGTGTGCCAGTTGCTCAAACCAATCGGAAGGCTTCTTCTGAAGAGTTGGAAAAGCAAGTTGCGCCAGGACGAGGTCGTTCTGCCAGCAATGCTGTACCATCTGAAGGCCAGACGTATTCACCTGCAGACATCGAGCAGTTTTTTGCAAATGTTCGTAAGGGTAAGTACAAAGGTCGTGAGGAGGAGCGTGGCCGAATCGAGCGTGACATTTTCGCTGCACAGCGAGAAGGTCGCATAGTCACTGCATAATTAAAAGGAGGCTAACATGGCTTTTGCAGTATCATCAGGTCGCCCAGACTATACGGGCAACTTTATACCTGAGATCTGGTCAGGCAAGCTCATCGAAAATTTTTACGATGCGACTGTTTTGGCTGCGATCTCTAACACTGACTACGAAGGTGAAATTCGCAGCATGGGTGACACGGTTAACATCCGCACCACTCCAGAAATCACCATCAAATCCTATGTCAAGGGACAGACTCTTGCAGTTGAAAACCCTGACAAGGCTAAACTACAACTGATCATCGACAAAGGTGAGTATTTTGCTTGCGTCGAAGATGATGTTGACCAAGTTCAGTCTGACATTGCACTTATGGACATGTGGTCTAAAGACGCTTCAGAGCGTATGAAGATCAAAATTGACCAGCGTGTTTTGACTGATCTACTACCAGACGTATCTGCAAATAACAAAGGCACAACAGCTGGCGCTATTTCAGGTAACATTGATCTTGGTGTAGCAGGTACCCCTGAAGCTCTTACAAAGTCTAACGTCATTGATAAGATCGTAGACATGGGTACTGTTCTTGACGAAGCTAACTGTCCAGAAGGGGATCGCTTCCTTGTGATTCCTGCGAAGATGGCTGGCCTTATCAAGCAATCAGACTTGAAAGATGCGTCTATCACTGGTGACAACACATCACCACTTCGCAATGGTCGTCTAGGTATGATTGACCGATTCACAGTATATGTGTCTCACAACCTAAAGAAAACTGCAGGCGGTGAGTTCAGCGTGATCGGTGGTCATAAGATGGGCTTCACATTTGCATCTCAGATGACAAATATGGAGACTATCCGTTCAGAGACAACTTTCGGCAACATCATTCGTGGTTTGCAAGTTTATGGCTACAAAGTAGTTAAGCCAGAAGCTTTGGCAACCATGATCGTTACTGTATAAGGAGGCTGAACAATGGCTACATATAATGACGGTAAAGGTTACAACATGGGTACAGGTGCCGCGCACGTTGCTGCAGGCATCAACAGAGTATCCGCTGTATCTGTAACGCTAAACTTTGCGACAATCACTACTGAGCGTGCAGCAGCAGGACTTACTGCTCTTGCTGCAACAGACGTATTGGAAGTTATTAAAGTTCCAGCAAACACTCTAGTCACTAACGTGGTTTTGAATGTTACTACTGCTGAGGGCGGAACGCTGACAGTTGACGTTGGCGACGGCGATGATCCTGACGGATTCCTCGACGGCGTAGACGCTAACGCTACAGCGGCATATCTTCCTGTTGCTGGCACAGCTGCTTACGAGCAAGGTAAGTATTATACAGCTGCTGATACAATCGACGTTACTACTGTTAACGCCGCAGATGCAGCAGTTATGACACTTACTGCAACCATGATTGATTGCTCATAACTTGATTGGGGGGCTAACGCCCCCCTTTCTATAAACCTAGGAGGCGCATATGGCTAAGATTGATAAAAGCAAGATGGCTTGTAATAAACCCAAGCGTCAGGTCTCTGGGGGTAAAAAATTTGTTGTTAAGGCATGTCAGAACGGCAAAGAAAAGATAATCCGGTTCGGAGATGCCAATATGAAGATTAAAAAGAATCAACCTGGGCGGCGTAAGAATTTTCGTGCAAGGCACGGTTGTGACAGTAGGCCACCCTCAAAAATGACCGCAAGATACTGGTCATGTAAGAAATGGTGATGATATGGCAGCTCCTAAAGCAAAATCTAAAAAAGACGCTTGTTACTATAAAGTAAAGGCGCGGTATAAAGTTTGGCCCTCGGCATATGCCTCAGGAGCCTTGGCTAAATGCCGAAAGGTTGGAGCAGCAAACTGGGGTAATAAAAGTGGCCGTAAGAAAAAGTAAAAAGGGTGCATCCCTCCGCAAGTGGTTTGCCCAGAACAAAGGTAAGGGCTGGGTAGATTGTAAGACTGGTAAACCTTGTGGACGAAGTGGGTCAAAAAGTGATAGTAAAAGAGGGTATCCTGCTTGTCGCCCTACTATGGCGCAGTGTAAAACTGCAGCAGCAAAGACAGCAATGCGTAAGAAAAATTCATCCAGCCGTGTAAGCTGGAAGTCATAAGGAGGACAAAATGGCACGATGGTTAAAGAATATTAAAGACGGTGAAATTTATGAATGGGATGAAATCCTAGCTGAAAACCCTCTTACAAAAGAAGTTACTGAGGAAGAAGCTTTCCCAGAAAAGTTTATCCCTAAGAAACAAAAAGGTCGTAAGCCTAAGGTAAAGCTAGAAACAAAGATCCCAGAAGAGCCTGATAATACACCACCTGAGCTTGCAGAAGAAGCAACACGAGGGTTAGAAAGGGCACGAGACAGCAAGGGACATTTTATTGCAGATGACCCTTCGACACCTGAAAACGAAGCATGGACTGAAAAATGATTTTAGACGATGTAATCTTAGAGGTTAGGCGTATCATCCAAGATACGAATACACCTTTACGTTACAGCGATGCTGTGTTGCTAGGCTTTGCAAACCAAGCATTGAAACGTATTGCTGTATTGAGACCTGACCTCTTTGCTTTCATCGGAGATATTCCATGCACAGATGGAGAGGTTGTTCAATCTACGCCATCTGATTCGATACGATTAATTGAAATATACTCAGTGAAAGGCGGCGATGGTATTATTGAAACAAACCGTGAAGCATTAGATCAAGCCTACCCACACTGGATGAATGATACAGCTGGCCCAGCTGTAAACTTTATGCGCCATGTGCGTAACCCAAATAAATTTTTTATCTACCCAAAAGCGCCTGCTAACCAAGTTCTTATAGGTGAGTATTCTAAGACACCGCCTGATTACGATGGCGTGACAACAGTAGAGTTGTTACCAGACGCATACGAACCTGTTGTCATAGATGCTACAGTGTTTATTGCAGAGTCAGTAGATAACGAACACGTTAATTCACAACGAGCGCAGTTGTTCCAGCAGTCATTTACACAAGCTCTAGGCGTAGCAGCGCAGAGCCGTTCGATCACTGATCCTGAGCGCGGCGGTCTACAAGAGGAGGATGTTGTATAATGCCAGCTAGAAGATTCTCTGAAATTGTTACTAGACTTGCTCCTAGCGTCCCTGGCGCTCCTAACGTAGTCGTAGAACAATATGTGCGAGACGCAGCAATACAGGCATGTGAGCGTACATTAGCGTGGAGGCATGAGCAGCCTGAAATACGCCTGACACAGGGTATTCATGACTATCCATATGACCCACCTAACTTTGCTGAGGTACATGCAATTATTACTGCAACTGTAAACGGCAATAAAATGAAGCCTGTTTCTTTAGATCAACTGCATGACATATACCCTAAATGGCCTTTTACTGGCACTGATGAAGAAGCTGAGCCTAGGTATATTACTACTATTGACGTTGATAATTTTGCAGTAGCGCCTATTCCTGACGGAGATACACAGTATGATGTGCGTATGATTATTGCCTGTAAACCTTTACGCGATGCTGTTGAGATGGAGAAATCAGTATTAGATGATTTAGAAAACGTGATAATGCACGGAGCGTTGCAGCATCTTTTGGTGCTGCCAGAGCGAACATGGAGTGACCGAGAACTAGCTTCTTATCATGCTAAGCAATTTGCTTTTCAGATTGCTGAACGTAGAGCAAGGGCTAACCTAGGTACCGGTAGAGGCTCTATGCGTGTACAATATCCAAGATTTGCGTGAGGTGAAATATGGCAGACGTTATTAGACTAGTATCAGGAGACGCTAAACCAGTAATTGTTTTGACGCTCAGTGATGATGCTACAGGCAGTCCTATAGATCTTTCACCATCTACTGTTAGCGTAGCTGTTAGATTTAGAAAAAAAGACAGCACCACGCTTATAGCTACTATTCCAGCAAGTAATCTTACTGATGGCACAGATGGAAAAGTGCAATTTGATTTTGCTGGCGGAGCTTTAGTAGGAGCTGAAGCAGGTGCTTATGAAGGCGAAGTGGTGGTTACTACTACTGGCGTAGGTACTCAGACTGTGTTTGAAAGATTAACTTTTAGAGTGCGAGACAGCCTTTCAACTGCTACAGCAACTGTAACTGACTATACTGTAACCGTTGTAAATCCTGGCTCAGGAAATGTTTTTGCTATAAATGGAAGCAACCAACCAACACTTTCACTAAATGAAGGGTCAACCTATAAATTTGATCAGAGTGATTCAAGTAATAGTGGGCACCCCTTACGTTTTAGCACATCTTCAAACGGCACACATGGCGGAGGTACAGAATATACTGTAGGTGTTACAACAAGCGGCACCCCTGGGAGTTCTGGCGCGTACACACAAATAACAGTAGCATCAGGTGCTCCGACGTTATATTACTATTGCACCAACCATAGCGGAATGGGCGGCACCGCAGATACATTATGAGTATAGAACTAGCAGTAGATCGTGTTGATTACTACGCTGTAACTGCGTTACCTAGCTATACAAATGCTACTGCTGGCCGAGTACAGTATTTTGCTGTAGAAGCAAGAGATACTCCTAGGCTAATTTTCTTTGATCGTGAGGGAAGCGGAAACTCTTTTGAGACAGTACCTCAAACTTTTTTACCTGCTGAGTCTGTTCAAATATCTGATGGTGAGACAGAAACTGAACTAACTAAAGCATTCGACACATCTAAAGACGACGAAGCTCTTCCAGCGGACTCTGATCCTATATTTGATGTAGATAAGGTACTTACCGATTCAGTAAACGCTGTAGAAGCAAAAGTATTTGTGTTTACTGATTTTATTGACTTTGACCCTAGTGACGCTGACGTAGACCCCGATCCCGTTACAATGGCCGAAGCAGATACTAAGGCCATTGATAAAGTAGCTACTGATACTGCGACTGCTTCAGAAGCTATAGTAAACAATCCAGACATAGCTAAAACAGACTCGGTAGCTGCTAGCGATGCTGTTGATACTTTTGGTGTTAACAAGGCTGCAACAGACACAGCAACAGCTTCTGAGGCGATTGACCGCTTTGATGTGACGACTGAGTTTGATGACACAGTTACAGCTACAGAAGCACTAGCTAAAGACTTTACACAAGTTAGCACAGATGATGTTACTGCAGTTCAGTCGAATGTTAAGACGTTTACATCTAATGTAGACTTTGATTTATCTGACGCAGATGTTGACCCAGATCCAGTTACAGCGTCAGATGCTGTTAATAGTTTTGCTACAACTAAAGGGCTTACTGACACAGCTACAGCAACCGAGGCAGATGCTAAAGAGGTTACGCTTGCTGATATAGCTGATAACGACGCTACATCAGTGGCCGACTCAGATGCTAAAGACTTTACACATGGCGGGTTTAGTGACTCGCTTACTGCTGTAGAAGGTATTAAGAACAATCCTGATATAGCTAAAACAGAAACTGTTACCGCTTCTGAAGCTGTAAACTTATTTGATGTACGACCAGCATACTCAGATACAGCCTCGCCTACTGACGCTGTTGATGACTTTGATATACAACTTACTAAGACTGATACTGTAAACGTAACAGACGTAAGTGTTAAAAACTTTACACAAGATGTAGACTTTGACACTAGCGATGCGGACGCAGACGCAGATCCTGTAACTATGGCTGAAAGTCTAGCGGCAAACCCATCTAAGCCATTGTCTGATTCTGTAAGTCCTGTTGAAGCTCAGGTGTTTGAGTTTACAAACGTGTATACTGATACTGCAACTGCTACAGAAAGTATAAACACTACGCTAACTTTAGGCGACCTAACCTTCCTTTACCCTGATTTTGTAGCTGTTTCAGATGGTTACATAGGTGGTTTTATCGAAGAGCCTTATTCATATACTATTTCGAGTACCGAGTATTTCGTCCCGAATACGGGCGTAATAGGAGCAGCTGAGACACTTAACACTGTTATTATGGCTGCAGACCGCGTAACTGCCCCAGATGAAAGTTCTTCTGGACTTGTTGTCAACTTCCATTATACTGATGTAGACGAAGATGACCGAGCACTGGGTGGTTATCAATTCAACCAGACGCCTCTCAATCCTGGCAACAGTACTGTGGGGCAAAGAGCGATCTTGTAAAGGAGCTAACCATGATTCAAGATTCTATTAAAATGACCGGTGAACTTCGGATCACGGTTACAAACCCTGAAGGAAACATCACTCAGGAAACTGTTGTACCAAACCTTGTTGTTACATCAGGTAAAGATTTTATTGCTGAGCGCATGAAAGACGCTACTACTAACGTCATGTCTCATATGGCCATTGGTACTGGCAGTACTGCAGCTGCAGCTGGTAACACTGCGCTAGGTTCTGAAGCAGGCCGTGTGGCTCTTACTTCAACAACTGTTACAGCAAACGCAGTAGCATACGTTGCTACGTTCGCAGCAGGTACAGGCACCGGAGCAATTACAGAAGCAGGTTTGTTTAACGCAAGCTCTAGTGGAGATATGTTGTGCCGTACAGTTTTTTCTGTTATCAATAAAGGAGCAGCTGATACTCTAGGGATTACTTGGACAGTCACTGTAAACTAAGGAAGTAGAGAATGGGCATCAAATTTGCAAACAATGCCTTTGGCACTCTCAACGCTGGTATCACAAACAGTGCTACCAGCATTACTCTTTCGAGTGGACAGGGTGCCCGTTTTCCTACGCTAGCGACTGACGATTACTTCTACGCTACGCTGATTGATACCTCTAACAACCTAGAGATCGTAAAGTGTACGGCTAGAACTGGCGATGTCCTTACTGTTACTAGAGGTCAAGATAACTCAACTGCTAGGGCGTTTTTAACGGGTGACCGCATTGAACTTCGTGTTACAGCGGCAGCGCTAGAAGAAGCTACAGAAGGCGCAGGCGGTGGGTTTTACAAAGGCGACAGAGGCGATGTAGGCGAAACGGTTAACAAAGGCGACATCTTTCGTATCCACGAACAACAGCTAGACACAAACACTACAATAGCTTCTACAGAAAATGCTCTGTGTGCTGGCCCTTTAACAATAGCTTCGTCAGTAACGCTGACTGTAAACGGAAACTTGACGGTGGTTTAGATGAGTACTTTATTTGTAGAAAATATCAAAGGGCCAACTTCAGGATCGAACGCTGATAAAGTAACTATCCCAAGTGGTCAAACTTTAGACGCTAGTGCAGGAACGCTTATACCAAGTGCAGGGGCAATTATGCAAGTTGTCCACACATCTGGAAGCTACAATAAAGGTTTTACAAACGATAGTGCTTACGGCTCAACTTCGTATACAGATATTAGCGGAGCAACTCTTAACATTACTCCAACTCACTCAAGTAATAAGATATTTATTACATCGACAAACCATGTTTACACAACTGAAGTATCTGCGAATGCTTGGAGAGGGGGAAATTTTAGGATAGTAAGAACTGTAGGCGGCACTTCCACAGATGTTTCAGATGATGAATCGGGCTATGGCGAAGCTATGTTTGTAGAAGATAACACTGACAGATGGATGACATATGTCACAAGGCATGTAATAGATAGCCCAAACACCACAAGCCAAATAACTTATAAAGTTCAAGTTGCTAGTAAATATGGTAATAATCTGTATATAAATAGAAATTCTTACGGTTCAGGTGGCCATCTGATAGCTATGGAGATTAAAGCATGAGCGTCCTGAAAGTAGACACTATAAACGAAAAAACGAGTGGAAATGGAGTAGTCATAGCAGATATGACTTCTCCTGGCCATATTATCCAAACAGTTATTGGCAGTACGTTTGGTACTGAAAACAGTACAGCTTCTAGTTCTTTTGTAAGGCTTGGTTCATCTCTTGAGGGCACAATAACGCCAAAATTTTCATCAAGTAAGATAGAGGTAACTCTTACAATAGCAAATCTTATGTTCTGGCAGAATGTACAAGACACTAGAATTCAATTTGGTATAACAAGAGACAACGGTAGTTCTTTTGTCAGAGAGTATAATAACAGGTTTTATGACTATGGCGGTAGTGGAGCGCAATTTCACTACACCCCTACACTTGTTGCTATTGACTCACCTGGCTCAACTTCTGCATTAACATATAAGTTATATGCTAAAATTGTATCTTCATCAGGTAACATAAGGATAAACGATGACCAAGGGTCAGGCACTTCATCGGGAACAGCAGGAGCTTGTTTTAGTCAGTTTATTTTACGGGAGATAGCACAATGAGTAGTATCCTTAAAGTTGACACTATACAGAATACTAGTGGTACTACTGCGCTAACCATAAACAGTGATGGTAGAGTTTTACAACCAGCCAAGCCAGCGTGGAGACTTGGTATGACTAATAACCATGTTATTAGTACATCTGGAGGAAGCGGCACAACTATAAACTTTTCTTCTTCATCATCATCTAGATTTGATTTTATTCAAGGCGGGTGTACTGTGTCATCAGGTGAAGTAACTGTGCCTGTTGCAGGCGTTTACCAAGTTAATATGACTTTACGGATTAACGGCGTGGGTAGCGGTTATATAATAGGGAGAATTACAAGAAACGGTGATGTGGATACTACAAAAGAAATGTATGTTATAAACGGTTCTCCAGACGGTACTTATGATAATTTAACTGGTAGTGATTGTTTTCTGTGTAGTGCGAATGATACTCTGCGTGTACAAGTAGCAACTCAATCAGATTCTGATTATAACGTAGGGATGGACTCCCAGTTTAGTGGGTTTTTAGTAGGATAGGGGAAAACAAATGACTGATATAACAATAGCTGACGCAGTATCCGCACTAGGTGTAACCGAGTATGTTATAAACGGAGAACCGACGACGGAAGAAGAATTTAATGAGATGTTTCGTAAGGTAACAGGCGTAGATAGTAATGGCGTTGGAATACTAAGCGATAAGCCTAGCGAATTTGGTGTTACATGGGCGCAAGCATCAGCCAAGAAGACTGAGTTAATCAACGCGGAACCAATGCGGCTTGTTAGAAGAGAGCGTGATAGGCGTTTAGCTGAGACAGACTGGATGGGTAACAGCGATGTGACTATGTCATCTGCATGGACAACTTACCGCCAAGCATTACGAGATGTACCTGCACAGGAAGGTGTAACAAGCCTTGATGATGTGACATGGCCAACTAAACCGGAGTGATTCTATGGGCGTAAAAGTTACAAATAATGCGTTCGGAACGCTCTCAGCTGCGATAAACACGACAGCTACGACGGTCACGTTGGACAGCGGCCAAGGTGCTAGATTCCCTACACTCGGCGCTAATGACTATTTTTACGGTACACTTGTTGACACAAGTAACAACCTAGAGATCGTTAAAGTAACTGCACGCTCTACTGATTCTCTTACTGTAGTTCGCGGACAAGACGGCACGACAGCAGCTTCATTTGCGATTGGTGACCGTTTTGAACTTCGTCCTGTGGCTGCACTGTTCGAAGAGTTTGCTCAGACCGGTGGCGGTACTATAACTAGTACGCAGACATTTGATACCACTAACGAACTAGCAGCTGTTTTTGATCGTTCAAATGATGGTGATATTGTTTCATTTAAAAACAACGGCACTGAGGTTGCTAAAGTTGCAGTGGCAAGTTCCGATAACGTTATGATCTCTGCAATGGCAGGCGGTGGCGGTGGCCTTATGTTTTGGGGGGCTGGCGGCACCGACCCTAAGATTTCTCCCTTAAAAGAAGGAGTTATGGTTGACGACGAAGTTGATTTTGGTAGAGCATCGGAGCGATTTAGGAACCTTTGGTTAAGTGGCGGGCTTTATATAGGCGGAACAGGTAATGCCAATAAGTTTAGTGATTATGAAGTAGGCACTTACACTATACAAGAACGTCACGGCCAAGCGCCAAATTTGGTCACAAACAGATGTAACTATGTAAAGATAGGTGACTTAGTGTATGTGTCTGCGTCGGTAAGTGTAGGATCAACAAGTAATGGTAACGTGCTTAACCTTACACTACCGTTTACGTCTACTGTAAGTAGTTACTTCGCGGGTAATGGATCTATGGGATATAGTGATCTAGCAAGTACATATCAGAACGACTTAAGACCCGTTGTTGAAAATGGTGCTGACAATGTACTGTTTTATTATGGAACTGGCTCTACGCTTAAATGCAGCAACGCATCAAGTAAACGAATAGATTTTACCGTGTTTTATAAGGTTTAGGAGGTGTCGTATGGCGTTAGAGAAAACAGTTGAGGTTGATCGTATAGAAGTTGTAGGTGTCGGTAAGTGTGTGAATGTGCGCCAAGTTGTTACTGTGACTGAAGACGGACAAGAACTGTCTCGCACTTACCAAAGATACACCTTAACTCCCTGCATTAAGCCTAACAATACTTGGCAAGATACAGATATATCGGGGGAACCTGAAGATGTTCAAGCGCAGTGTAATGCAGCGTGGACAGACGAAGTAAAAACGGCTTTCAAAAATATGATAGATCAGAACGGTAATACATGAAACGAGTTCCTTTATACATGTTTCCTAACGGTTCGTTTGCTAGGACAGCAGATCCTGTTGAGGAAGGGTGTGTATTAGTTGTTGAACCTGAGTTACCAGATGAACCGGAGGTAAAAGTAGAAGATCAAACCCAAGCAGTACTGGAGGCTATGAGTGCCGAAAATGACAGTAGCTGAGTTACAGCAAGAGTTGCTCACGCATGAAGCTGTCTGCGCCGAGCGCTACCAAACATTTATCACAAGGGTTGATCGACTTGAACGTATTCTAATTGTTGCAGCAGGTGCAATAATCGTTGGACTAGCGTCCATACTTAGCGCAATCTTGATAGGAGGTTAATATGCCAGGATACGGAATGAAAAAAGATAAGAAGAAAAAGCCAATGGCTTCTTATGGTAGCGGCGGTAAAATTTTTAAACCATGCCCAGGCTGTAAGACTAAACGTGCGTGCGGCACTGCTAAAAAGTGTATGAAATCGGTGTACGGCAAATAAAACCGATAGGAGTAGGGGATGATGGATGTTAGCCGAACTAGCTGCCGCCAATGCCGCATTTTCGGTAATAAAGCAGGCGATCAGCAATGGTCGTGAACTAAGTTCCTACGCATCCAAAATAGGTGAGATTACTAACGCTAAAGAAGATCTGCAGCGTAAGGTAAATAAAAAGAGAGCCGCCCATCAGTCTACGGACTTTGAAGAGTTCATGGCTTTAGAGCGGATAAAGGAGCAAGAAGACGAACTAAAACAATGGATGATATATGCTGGACGGCCAGGGCTATGGGGCGATTGGGTAAAGTTTCAGAAAGACGCTAGAGTAGCTAGGCGTGAAGCTGAGATAGCTGCAGAGAAAAAGCGGAAAGAAACTATAGAGCTTATAATAGTTATATTAGCTGTAGCTGTACTTGCAGCAACCATAATAGGGTTCTTCTATTGGATACTTTGGCTGAAAGGAATTGTAAAATGGCCGTAGCAATGGAAAAAATTTTAGCTTGGAAAATACTGCCAAGGCTAATGATGGCGGTTATGACGTTTATGTATATACGAGTTATCGAATGGGGAATGTCTCTCGACGATTTAACCACTCAACAAAGCGCAATGATTTCTGTAGTTAGCGGCGCTATGACTGGTGCATTTGCTGTTTGGTTAGGCTCTGAAAAGAAATGAGTAATGTATGGCGGCTAAGCTCAACGAAAACACAGAAGTAGCTTTACCCCTTCGAAACATTATTTCGATGGTTGTTGCTGCGTCTGTCGCCACTTGGGCTTACTTTGGTATTATAGAACGCCTTAACCAGATAGAAACTAACATCACTATGATGAAGTCAGATCTGGAACATAACACAGAATTTAGAATCAAATGGCCTCGCGGTGAGATGGGCAGTCTGCCTGCTGACAGCGAGCAGTTTATGTTGATCGAACATCTAGCACAGCAGCTTGATGAGTTGGCTACGCAGATAGATGAAGGTCGTGCACCACATGACCAGCAGCAAAAACTTACACTAGACTTTTACGAGAAAAGGATAGCAGGACTAGAAGCACAAATAGAAAAATTAAGAAACGGTGGTCAGTAATGGGTGGAATTATAAGCATAGTGTTAATTTTATACCTAAGTGGTGAAGCTATAGAATATAGCCACCATGAGAATATATCTGACTGCTTGGGTAAAAAACGTAAGATAGAACGCCTTGGTTGGAAAGATTCTCGTAATACTAGGTATGCTTGTGAGCAGCGCGAGATAGAACTAGAGGTAGGCCCAGATGGCAAACAGTTTGTCACACGGCTACTGGATTGATGATACATGTTTTTTTGTTATTACTTTACATTGGACAAGGAGATGATAAAAAGTTAGTGAGTGGAGATATGTATTTTTACTCGATTACAGACTGCAACTGGTATGCAGCACAGGTGACAAAACGGTATGGAAACTATAAGTATAGAGACCATGTACCAGCAGAACTAAAGGCTACGGCTTATTGCGAGCCAAGGCATATACAGGAAGGAAGCGTAAAGGTGTACTAATGTTTCAAGCATTTATCGGCCCTGTAGCAGGGTTAGCAAGCAGCTGGTTAGAAGCTAAGACAGCTGGGAAAGCAGCAGAAGCTAAACTAAAACTTACAGAAGCAGAAGCCAAAGCAAAGGTTATGTTGTCTGAGAAAACGTCCGTAGCGGACTGGGAGCGCATCATGGCGCAAGGAACCCAGAACTCTTGGAAGGACGAATATTTGGTTCTGCTCTTTAGTATTCCACTCATCCTCTGTTTCACAGGGGAGTGGGGGCGAGAAACAGTAGCCGCAGGCTTTGCTGCTTTGGAGACCATGCCGGAGTGGTATCAATATACCTTAGGAGTAATCGTGGCAAGTAGCTTCGCCGTAAGGTCAGCAACTAAGTTTTTTAAGAGGTAAGGGATGGAGATGTGGCAGTGGATAATGTTGTTTTCGGCGGTAAGCCTCAACACTATTGTTAACTGCTGGAGACTGCACTTAGAGAGGAAGCGACATGCAAGAGAACTTTAAAAAATGTTTAACACTAATCTTACATCATGAAGGAGGCTGGGTAAATCATCCGCGAGATCCAGGTGGTGAAACTAATCTCGGTGTAACCAAGCGTGTATGGGAAGAGTGGGGCGGTACCAAAGACATGAAGGAGCTTACACCAGAAGATGTTGCTCCGTTGTATGAGAAAAACTACTGGCTGAGAGCAAAATGCCAGCATCTTCCTGCGGGTCTTGACCTCGCCGTTTTTGATTGGAGCGTTAATTCTGGGGTTGGTAGAGCTGCTAAAAAGCTGCAGGCTATGATTGGTACAGAAGCAGATGGAGGCATTGGCCCCAATACTTTACGCACACTTGACGAGTATATTGAGCACCACGGTCTAGAGAAAACTATTGAAAATTACAGGAAAGTAAGGCAAGATTTTTATGAGTCTTTATCTACGTTTGACACTTTCGGAAAAGGCTGGACTCGTAGAAACGAAGAGACATGTGAGGCGGCTCTAGGAATGATACAGTAATGGCATCAGTAAAGCTTATAAAGTTTCTAGGTGAAGCACCTAAGATTTCATCTGAGCTACTGCCTGACGGCGTGGCTCAAGAAGCTTTTAATGTAAAACTTTACTCCGGTGACTTGATACCTTACCGAACGCCTAAACTAGTTGACGCAACTGAGCGCAGCCAAGAAGCTAAAACTTTACATGCTTTGCGTGATCCTTCCACAGATGCTCTTGTATGGCTGTCTTGGACTACTGATGTAGACATTGCTGTTGCATCTGACAGCGCTGATAACGCTCAGCGGTTTTATTATTCAGGTGATGGCGCACCTAAAGTATCTGATTACGCCCTAGCAACTAGCGGTTCTGAGCCATACCCCGTGGCTAATGGGTATTATGATTTAGGTTTGCCGCTACCAACTACAACTTTGTCTGCGTCTGCAGCTTCGTTTACCGTGGTAAATTCTACGCACTACGAGCGTGATTCCGGTAATACAGCTACTTACTACGGTAGCACTGCCCACAATTTACGCACAGGTAATATCGTAACTGTCCGTGACTTCGGTACTTCCGATGAAGCCAAATCTTTTAACGCTAAAAATGTTGAGATCACAGTAACAACTGATAACAACTTTCAATATTTTAGTTCTGGCGACCAAGTAAGTAAAACATCTAACACTTCAGGTCGTGCTGATCTAGCGGGCAACACACAGATCAGAACATATTTATATTCATGGGTTACCCCTTGGGACGAAGAGTCTATCCCGTCTACTGTATCCAATGAACTTTACATCAAAGAAGGTCAAATTGTAACTGTCTCATCCCTGCCACAGTCCGCACCAAGCGGGGACAACTTTATCCGTGGCGTTAGACTGTATAGAAGCGTAGCTTCTGCGTCCGTCACGGATTATTTTTTACTGGCTACTCTTTGGTTTCCCACAACTGTATCTACAGTAGAACGCACTAGTAACGTATCTACTGTAACGCTTCTACACCCACATAACTTTATTGTAGGGGATAGATTTAAGATCAGCGGTTGTACAAACTCTAGCTTTGACATTACAGGCGGTGTAGTTACTGAAGTTGTTAATGACTATAAGTTTAAGTACGCACAGACTGCTAGTGATGTAGGATCAACAGCTGTTGCTGCAGGAACTCTATTTCATGATGTATCTGAGTTTGTAGATAGTACTGCTAGGTACTGGGGGGACGGCAGCTACGATTTCACAGATGATTTCCTAGTAACTGGGCTTAGTACAATACTACCGTCAGAGGATTATGACCCGCCCCCCGCTACTATGCAGGGGCTAATTACTGCACATAATAACATTCTTGTAGGGTTCTTTGGTAACCAGCTTTGTTTTTCATTCCCTGATAAACCACATGCGTGGCCTGAAAAATACAGGCTAACTTTTGATTCTGATATTGTCGCAATCCAAGCTGTATCTGGATATATACTTGTTCTCACAGAAGAGTATCCATTTCAGGTGTCAGGCAACGATCCAGCGACAATGGTGTCAGCGCGTATTGATACACTTTACCCCTGTTTCTCAAAACGCTCTGTTATAAATATGGGCTATGGCGTTGTATGGTCTACACATGGTGGGCTAGCTTCATGGAGTCCTACCACTGGCATCGACTTAATTACTAAGTTTGTCCACGACTGGGATACTTGGAACTCTGCTTTAGATCCTACGACTATTGTTGGCCATTACTATGATGGTAAGTATTTTGGCTCGCATAGTACAGGCTCGTTTATTTTTGAGCGTGATGATAAAGTAGGCGGATATTTTGTACAGATTCAGTATCGGTTTAGCGCTGCGTATTCAGATCCGCAAACTGGTACAATGTACTATACCCTAGGGTCTAGCGGAGACATCAACGAATGGGATAATGAAGGCCAAACGCTATCGCCTATGGAGTGGAAGTCTAAGACTATTGTCACCAAAGACTATCTAAATCTGGGCGCAGCTAGAGTTGTAGCTGACTTTGAGACTAGCAGCCAAGAAACACTTAACATCATTGCGTATAATAACGGTGTGCCTGTGTTTAACACAGCTATCTGGGCTAGGAGTCAGCAGATTGGTACCCTGAACGGGCCAACAAACTACATTTCAGGCGGTATTACATATATAAACGACGGTACAATCAACGGGTTTACTCTAAATGGCGATCCACAAACTAGATACACAAAGCTAAACACAGGTATTCAGCCTATTACGTTTAAACTTTTTGTAGATAAACAGCTTGTGTTTCAAGGTTCTATATCAGATGACGAGATATTTAGATTGCCTACTGGCTACAGATCGGATACCTTTGAGGTAGCGGTGTCAGGTTCATCCCGTGTTAGAGCTATACACTTTGGCGAGACACCGTTTGGACTGAGGACATCGTAATGGCAAGGTTTACAGCTATACCAGCCGTACCACAAGGCGGCATAACAGACTGGCAAAGTGTACTTATTACATCTGTTAAAGAGAATGTTGAGCTTCTTACAGGGCTAAGAGGTGAAGCTGATCTAGCTAGCAAAGCCGTTACAAAAGGCGAAATAACTTTACTTGAACAACCCCTGCAAAATATGAAGCAAGTGTCTGCTAAAGGCTCAGGCTTTACAATCAGTGGTCAAGAGGTTGCTGGACTAGATGACTATGGTCTGCTATTAAATGACGTACAGACTTTAGCAAATGATTTGGCTCAGACCAGAACTGTACTAAACCTACTAATTAAACAGCTAAGAGGATGATGTGACATGGCTATGAACCCAACACAAACTCCAGCGATGGCACAGAATCCTACTGTCAGTCCCGCTGGCGCAAACAGACAGGCAATACCCAATACTGTATCTATGGATCTACCCCCCAGTATCCAAACTTTACTTAACCAACCTGTAGCAGGTGTTGACCAACAAGCAATCGGTAATATGCCCACAGGCGTAGGACGAACTAATCCACAGACACCTGTCTTGGACTTTCGTAGTCAGCCTATGTCAATGGCTATGGGCGGACAAATTCCAGTACTTGACGATTTTCGTGATAGACAAAATAGTTATCAACAGGGCGGCATGATTCCTACCGCTGGTATGCAGATGGGGCAAGCCCCTGCGCCTATGAACCCACAAATGGCGGATATGCAGATCAATGACATGATGGCTAAGAACCCTGATGTAGTTGCGCGTATTCGTGCTGCTATCGAAGCAGGGATACAGTCAGGAGAACTTTCACAGCAGGAAATTAACATGGCTGTACAGTTAGCACAAGTAGCTCTACAGAATCCACAGATGTATCCACAGCTTAGACAGTTTGCTATTGACCGTGGACTTGCTGCTCCAACTGATTTGCCAGAGCAATACGACGAAGGTTTGGTTATTGCGTTTGTTACTGCAGGTAAAGCTATGCAGGCAGATGTGCAAATTGAAAGTGTTCAGATGAACCCAGAGGTCGGTAATGTTGCACCTATGCAGCCTACTGCACCAGCTGCCCCAGGTCAGGTACCAGAGATGAAACTCGGCGGTCTGCTAAAAGGGCCGTCTCACGAGCAAGGTGGCATCCCTATTAAAATGAAGGGTGGCGGTATGATTGAGGCTGAAGGCGGTGAGTACGTCATCCCTGAACATATTGTTAGGGCTAAGGGCACAGAGTTCTTTGACAAACTAATCGGTAAGGACAAGGCATGACCCTGCAAGTAGTAGACGAGTATATAAAAGATAAGCCTGAGGCTCCTGTAGATAGAAGTTATCAGGCTATTGTGCTGTCTACTAAAGAAATGATCGACAGGTATTGGGCGCAGTCAGTACCACATTTAGAAAAATGTCTAGAGGGTATGCACGGTGAAGCTACTCTTGATGATATTTATACTCAGGTACTGCAAGGCCAAATGTTTTTAATCGCCGTAAAAAACGACGAGACAGAGATACCAGATGTTAAAATTATTCTTGTTTTACAGCTAGTATACTACCCACAGTATACGGCTATGAATGTTGTCGCTATGGGCGGTAGAGACCTAAGACACTCTATCAAAGACCATTGGGATCACATACTTGGGTGGGCGCGACTCTGCGGCGTTACGCGGATGGAGTGTTCAGTAGCACCAGCGATGGAGCGGATTCTTACGAAAGCTACTGGGTTTGAACGTAAATATGTCCAGCTTCAACAGAAATTATCGGAGGTCTAAAATGACAACTATCAAAATAAATCCGGTGGTGGTTTCGGTTAGTCCTACTAGCACAACTCCCATCACACCAATTAACCCTACTTATCACGGCGGCGGTCTGAAAAAACTTGCCGCAGTCGTGGTTGCTGTAGTTATCCCAGTCGCTGCCCCTGCTATTGCCTCAGCTGTAGGTCTTTCGGGCGCTATCGCTGCTGCGGGTGCAAGCACTACAGTAGCTTCTGTTGCAGGTTCTGCCATTGTAGGCGCAGGACTCGGAGCGGTATCAGCCAAAGTTACAGGCGGAGATGTTAAGACAGGCGCACTCATGGGTGCTATCGGCGGCGGTATCGGTGGTTATAGTGCAGCTACAAAAGCAGCGGCAGCAGCGACTGAACCAGTGGCGGCAGATGCAGCGCTTAGCGGCGGCACTACTACTACCACCACCCCAGTGGCAGCGGATGCGTCAACACTTGGTGGCGCTACCGTAACCCCAGCAGTTGCAAGTAGTAATACACTAGCAGATGCAGCTATACAAAACGCATCACTAGGCGGTGCACAAGGTGTAGCAACAGGTGGACAAGCAGTAGTTGACGCAACGACACAATCTCTAGGTGCTAAACTCGTGGCGGGTGCAAAAGCAGCAGGCTCAGCAGTAGTCGGTGCGGTTACAAACCCTGAGAATCTGGCTTCTATCACTATCCAAGCGGGTGCACAACTTGTAGGTGCTGCACTAGCTCCAGATCCAGAGATGTCACCAGAGCAAGCAGAACTTATTGAGTTGCGTAAAGAAGAACTTGCTATACTGAAAGAAAAAGACGAAGCAGCATTTAACGCACAGATGGACGCAGCTGAGCAATATCTCAGACAAGCTGACCAATACAACCCTGTGTATATGGCTTTCCAAGCAGCAAACAAAGCAGCTATCGACAGCCAAAGAAAGCTGCGTGAGCAGGAACGTAAGTACGCTCTTGCCAGTGGCAGAGAACTTAGCCCTGCTGAAAGACGGCGTATGCAGCTTGATGCTGCTAGGAATGTTAGCTCTAGCTACGACCAAGGTTTCCAACAAGGTCTGACTGCTCAGAACAAAACTACACAGGCAGGACTGTCTGCGATTCCTAACGCATCTACCTATGCAAGCTATACAAACGCACTGGCTGGACTTACTGATGACGTTCGAACTGCCGAAGAAGCAGCACTGGCAAGATCGTCTACCGCAGCTAAGAACATTTCTGACTTGTTTGCTGGCTTTGATACTGAAAGACAAACCACTGATGACGAGCAAGATGCTATCAACAAGACAAATGAGATGGCTAGCAACATCACAAAAACAGCAGGCTTAAACACAAATAATGCTCCTAAAGGCATTATGGCATAGGAGTAGATCATGGCGCTACTTGGAAATTTTATAGGTAATGCCCTTGGGCTAAGGTCTGCTACCGAGTATGCATCTGCGGTTGAGGCAGCTGATAAGCTGAAGAAACTGCGCCGCCAAAATACTATAGAAGAGAATGAGCGTAAGAACAGAAGCAAAGATATTTTTCGCCCTGATGGTGAGAAAGCTGATGAGTTTACGCCTGACAACGCGTTTAAGTTTGATGACCTAAACCAACCTGGCCTGAAGAATATTCCTAAGCCGCCACCAGTAGTCACAGACAAACCTGTAGACCAAACTACAACTACAGATACAACCACTGACACGACTACTGACACGACTACAGATCAGACTACTGACACGACTACAGATCAGACTACTGACACTACTACTGTGTTTGACGATGTTCTGCAGCAGACTCAGACTGTTACTATCCCAGATCCGTTTGCCACAGGTGCAGACCTTTTACCTATGCCTGGCCCTGTTGTACCAGACGCCAGTGGTAAATCTTCTACAGCTAGGCTCGAAAGAAAGCGTCAAAATGATCTGAAAAAAGCCATTGCAGACATCTATAAAGGCACAGGTATTCGTCGCAAAGGCGGACAAGGCACGCAGAATGTAACTAAAGAGCAGGGTGATGCACACTCTTGGTACAACAGCGAAGAAGCATTTCAGTTTTTCTATAACAACCCAGACTATATTGCGATAGCTAAACGAGACCCACTGGTATTTGCTTTAGAGTATATAAACCAAAGAGATAAACGCACTACTTCTCGTGTTGTAAAAAACAGTACTGCTCAGACTGACAAACTTATCTCTGGTCGAATTGAGACGCTACCAAGTTCTCTAAAGAACCCTAAGACTAGAGAGCTTATAGACCTAGCTAATCAGCTGGGCATTGATCCTATTGCTGCACTTGCAATTTATGGTATTGAATCTGATTTTGGCAGGAGTAAAGATACCAGCATAGCAGGTGCTAAGGGCGGTATGCAGGTTATGCCAGCCCAGTTTGAAAGGCTAAAAAACTTTTTTGCCGACCCTGCTAATCGTGAAGTAATTGCAAACGCTTTCAAACGTCCAGACGGAACCGTTGACCAAGCTCGTATGGAACTAGCTATTGCTTCGTTCTCTAACATGCGTAAGCCAAACTTCAGAGGCCAAGGCCCACAGTCTCCTGCTAGTGATTTGATGGGTGGCCTTGCTCAACTTGTATACAACAAAGCTATCGGCCTTGATAAGTCTCTCTGGGGCGCTGGCTATCAAGCTAACGCCAATAGAGTATTAGAAAAAGGTCGTCCGCTAAAAGCCCACGATGGCAACATTACCAACTCTGACTACAGCCGTGCGTATATCACGCTGTATAACCACATCTATAATACTTACGGGGCGCAGCTTGGCGTAACTCCGACAAGCACACAGACCACTACTACTGAAACAACTACTGATACGTCTACTGAGACTGATACGTCTACTGAGACTGATACGTCTACTGACACTGTTGTGCTACCTGAGGTCGTGGTAAAAGGCTCAGATGGGGAAGAAACGCCATCCCTTGCAAACGATGGTGTAGAGCCTGACGACGATACAATCGTTAAGTTTCTTCAAGACCCACCTAAGATCGGTATAGAAATCCAAAACCTTTTGGATCAGCGCAAGCGTGTTGTAGATACTGTCAACGAACGTATCAATCTTATTAACCGTAGGATCGAAAGAAACAATCAGAAAGCTAGAGAACTAGAGCGTCTAGCAGAGATTGCTGCTATCCAGCCAGGTGGTTTAACTAGGTATAATGAGCTTAGAGCGCAGGCAGAAGCACTACGCGAGCAAAACTTCCTTCTTTTAGAAGGCGGCATTACCTCTGACGGCAAAGAGTTTGCAGGTGTTACAGGTCTAAAACGATCAGCTACTGAGAAGATGGCTGAGTTCGACAACAAACTACTGCTTGTACAAGGCGCACAGGCACTACAAGATCTATCCTACGGATCAACTGCTCGCGCAGGGGCTGTCCTGTCAGCCTTCTCAGGCTTGGATATTCAGATTGTTCCACGTTCTGATGGTAAGTTTGACGTTATGGTTAATGGGCAGCGGCAGGCTACTTATAACTATAACGAACTGGTAGATAAACTACGCTCCACATACGACCAGCAGTACCGTGAGTCTAAAACAAAAACACAGCTAGAAAGACAGACATATCTGTTCGAGAAAAACGTAGACCTAGAGGTAGAACTGGCCAAACAACGTGATAAACTACTGGGTGACCTCAAACTCAAAAACCTTGAGAACGCAGGTAAAGCATACCTAGAAGAGTTAAAAGCACGCAAAGGCGAGTTCAAAGCTCTAGGAGATGGATACGCTCTAATCTATGATCAAGGTCAGTACTTCTTACTGGAGCCAGCGGCAGAACAAAAAACTGTAAACGGCGAAGTAGTAGTAAGACCTAAACTAACCCCTCTTAGCCCAACGGAGGCTATGGCAATAAACACAGGGGGAGCAACAGCGGAAGATTATAAAGCCGCATCGGAGTGAGGTAAATAATGGCGAAAGCGGGCCTTTCATTTGGTAGTCCTCTACTAGGAGCAATGGATTTAGATCCGCTAGGAAACCCCTATGATCCATCTCCAGATATAGGTGTAGGCAACCTTACAGGTAAACGACAGGTAATCGGCACAGAGATTGATGCTGAGTACAATAAAGGTATGTCTCAGTTTACACTGCCTGAGGTAAAACGCCCTGCTCCTACTGGCCCTAATGTTCTATTTGACCCACAGCAAAACAAGGTGTTTGTAAACGGGTCACTGTTTGATCTTGATGACGCTGACGCTGCTGTAAAATCTCGTGAGTTTCTAGACAAGCCAAGGCAAGCTGCACCTGCTGGAAGCTGGCAACAAGTAACGCCAGACGAGTACGGTAAATATATTAAATCTATTACTGATCCCACACTAAAACGCCGTTTCGCTGAAAACTTCGATACAGGCATGGCTCAGCTACGCTCTCTATTCGGTGCAGGTGCTGTGCTGGTAGGTGCTGATGAGTATGGCCTTGGGGTCATGGAGCGTGCGGAAGAAGACATCCGTAAGAACAGACCCTTTGCAGGTGAGTTTACCGACATCGGTATGGGTGACGCAGACTTAGGCCCAGTCGAGTGGTTCGTAGGCGTACTTGGTACACAAGGCCCAATGCTCCTTGAGACTATTGCTGCAGGTGCCATCGGTTTTGTCGCAGGTTCTGCTACAGCAGGGCCAGGATTAGGTTCTGTAGGCGGTACGATTGCAGGACTTACAGGTAAGGCTGCGTTTAAAAAGGCTGTTAAGGAAGCAGCTGAGCAGTACGCAATCGAAAAAGGTAAAGGCAAAGCAGCAGCTAAAGCCTTTATGAAGACCGAACAAGGTAAGGTTCTGAAGCGTGCATCAGGCATTGCGGGAGCAGTTACGTTAGGCTACGCAAACAACTTTGGTATTGCATCATCTGATGTCTACTCAGAGCTTCTCGAAAGCGGGGTTGATCCTAGCGACTTTAACGCAAAGATGACTGCGCTTAGCGCAGGTGTTCCGTATGCTCTACTAGATACGATCCCTGAGTTTGTGCTTGGCGCTAAGATCTTTGGTAATATAGGCAGAGGGTCAAAAGGTAGCAGGCTACGCAGAGGCGCTACAGGTGCAGGAGTAGGTGGTACACTAGAGGGTGTCACAGAAGCAGGTCAAGAAGCCATCGTTATGGGTGCCACTAGCGCCTATACAGGACGGAAGTACGAGGGCGATGAAACTCTAGCTAGATTGATTAACTCTTTTGCCGCAGGCTTTGCTATCGGTGCGCCTATCGGTGGTGTTGCTAACCTCAAGAAAACTACTGAGGCTGACCTACTACAAGGTACGCCGCCTGAAGATACAGATGCAAGCCCTGCTGAGCCTGGGATGCCAGAAGGTTCAACACAGCAGGAGTTGTTCCCAGAAGATACAGACCTTGGTACTGCACCAACGCAACCTGTTGAGCCTACGCAAGGAGAGTTATTTCCAGATCAGAACCTAGGCGTAGGTAATGTAGACCAGTTAGAGCTATTTGATCAGCCTGTAATCCCATCACGACAGCCAGGATTTCAGATGGAGTTGCCGTTTGGACAGCAGCGACTTATGGCGCAACCACAGCCAGTGCAGCAGGAAATGGAACTTGTCGCACCTGTAGGCGCACAAGGAGATCTGTTTAGTCAGCAAACAACACCACCTATGCCAGAGCCTGCGCCTGTCGAGCCTGCGCCTGTACAGAATGTGGTAGAAAGTATTCAGCGAACTGCAGCAGCACAGCCGCAACTGCAGCCAAACTTGTTGCAGCAACGTATGCAGGAAGCAGCGCAGCGTAAGATCGAAGCTGATGCTGAAGCAGAGAGACAAGCCCAACTACAGGCAGAGAATGAAGCTATTCGTGCTGAACAGTTAAGGGTAGAGAACCAACGGATTGAACGGAATAACCGCGAACTCCTTAACTCTCTAGAACAAGAGCGTGCAGCAGAGGAGATCGCGGCCTATGAGGCGGAGCAGCAAGGCGTGACGCAGCCAAATCTTCCTCCCGTGGCAGCGCCGGTTCAGAATCTCCCTACTGTGCCAGTTCCTGTTGCTCCGCCTCGCCAGCTTGATTTGTTCCGTGGACAGGTAAAGATACCTAAACCTTCCAAAGCTGAGCAGAAAGCAATTAACAAAGCTAATCGTCTACGCCGCAAGCAGGAGCGTGAAGCTGAGAAGGCAGCTGAAGAAGCAGCACGCCCAATGACTCCAGCGGAAGCACGAGCAGCGGGGCAAGGTATTCTATTTACTCAGCGTGGTGAGCCTTCGATGGCTGCACTCAAAGCTGCCGGTACTACAGCGCCAGCAACCACACCAGAACTTGTTCAGACAACTCCAGATGAAGAAGCCCTCGCTGCACAGCAACAGGAGATTAACAAACTAAAACAGCAAGTCGATGAACTACGGGAGGCACAAGATAATGTCGTTCAAGAGCAAGGCCCAGCAGAGGTGGATGTCGGAGAACCTGCCGGAGTTGGCACAGGAACTGGCCAGCCAGACACCCAAGAACAAACAACTACCAGAAAGGGTAGGTCTAAAGAGCGCCTCAGAGAAGCGCAAGAACGCAAGAAGACAAGCGCAGTTGAGGAAGCTGAAGCAGCCACTAGGGAAGCTGACAGTCAACAAGGTACGCAGGAAGATAGCGTACAGGGGGGAACTCAGCTAGACCCTGAGAAGAACGCCGAAGAGATTGCCATCCTAGAAGTCATCGAAGAGTTTGAGAACGATCAGGGTAAAACCCTAGATGATATAGATACTGACGCTAACTACCTGATGGATATTGCCTACTGGGCACCCGCTCCTACAGGTACTAACGCTGCAGCCCTTGATGAAAAAGCAGCCAGAATGAGAGCCAAAGCGTTTGTAGATAAAGCGTTTACATCACCAGCTGACTTTACTGATGGCCAACTCAAGATGCTTGACAAGCGTTTCGTCAAGTATGCTCTAACTTTTGATTCGTTATCCTCTACTAAACCGTGGTACGAGTACGCTACTCGCCGTGGTCTTGTAGATAAAATTGCAAAAGACGTTAAGATCACAGGCAAGCCACACGAAGCCTTTATGGGTGAGCGGCAAGCACCTATGACTAATGCAGCACCAGCTGTTGAAGAGAACTCAGATACAATGAACGCAGCGACAAAAGCTGCAGACGAAAAGACAGGACGCTTCTTCCTCATGGAAGATGGTACAGCCATTACTGATCCGCTGCCTAAACTGCGTGTTCAAGCTATTGCTAACAAGGCACTGAGCAAACTAAAAACAAAACCTAAGCTGAAGGTATTTAACGATCAGCAAGATTTACTGCGTACTGACCCAGCGCTTTTCAATCGTATAGCTGAAAGACGACCTAACTTTGCTGACGCTCCTGCGGCAGGTGTGTCACTGGGCGATGAGATCGTTATATTCAGCGATAGAATTAAGACAGAGAAGCAAGCCAAGTTTGTTGTAGCCCACGAAACTATGGGTCACTTTGGCATGGGCGCGTTTATGGACAGGAAAACTCTAGAGAAAAACCTAGAGAACGTATACCTATCTGACTCAAGTCTGCGCGTAATGGTTAATCGCCGTGTCGAAATGGGCATGGAGCGTATCGAAGCCATCGAAGAAGAGCTAGCAAACAGAGCAGCTGACCTAGACTCCAGTGTTATTAAACAGATCTGGTACGCTGTTAAAGATGCTCTAAACAAACTAGGCTTTGATTTTACTGATGATCTAGCCAGGTACATGCTACGACAATCACGCAGGAACTTGTTGCAGGGTGGCAGCGGTCTAGTATCAATGCAAGAACTAGGACGTAACTTGCAGAGCTTACAGCGTGACAACACGTTGGTGCGTTATTCTCTTGTAGAAGATACTGCAGATGCAGCATCAAGAGCCATATCTTCCCATGCCTTTACTAAGAGTAGCGGTAATTACGGCGGTATGCGTGCGGCCAAGAAGATGCTTACCGACCTAAAAGATATAGAAAACATTAGAGATGTAGGTGTTTTCTTCGGTAAACTTGCAGAAAACGTACAGTCGCTAGACAACATGGCCACTCGCAGCGATGGTCTGCAGCAAGTGTTTAACATATTCCAAGCTCGTGCTAATCGTGCCAGACGCTTTCTTTCTAACTATGAAGGTATGACAGCGTTCTCTAACTCTGCCTTTAGTTTCACAGACGAGAACGGTAACAAACAGGGTGGGCCAACAGAGGAAGAACTTCTACAAGCAGGACAGCTTCTAGCCTACGGCGCACTAAACAAACAAGACGCTGTTACTGATACAGACATCAGAGACGTAGGCGATCTTGTTACTATGCAGAACGGTGTAGTAGGTATCAACCGCGATAACTTTGAAGCCGCAGTTGCCGCAGGTGAACTAACACGCGAGGACTTTACTAACGGTCTTAGAGTTACTCTTGGCGATCAAGAGCAAGAAGTATTCAGTGAAGATGTGTGGACTCCAGACTTCCCTATTACCGATAGAGTGTGGAATATCTACAATGAACAGCGCAAAGCTGTTAACCAGTCAGCCCTAGACGTAGCCAGATCTACAATAGAAGGTGCAGTAGCTCAGCGAGACGCTACCATAAATCAATTTAAGAAGTCTTATGGCATGTCTGACCAAGACACTATGGTGCTTCGTAGAGTGATGGAGCAGTATGTAAACCTATACCAGAAAGACTCGCGTCAAGAAGGTGGTAGCTTCCAGTACAAAAGCGAATCAGTAGAAGACGCTAAGACTTTCCTAAGAGAGATTAACCGTGCGCTATATGTAAAAGATAAAGTGCAAGACTGGAAGCAAGGGCGAGAAGATACTGCCAAGTTTCAAGGACAAGACTTCCAAGAAATTATCGCTGGCCTAGACTCTCTATCAGATAAAAACTACACGCAAGGTCAGGCTAACCGCATCACATCAGCCATTGGTAACTTGTACCTCTTGGATGTACAGGCAGCTAACGCACAGTTTAATGCTAAGCGTACCATTATGACATCCTATGTACCGTTTACTCGCAGAGGTAATCAGCAAATTAGGCTAGCTGCTTTTGATGACAACGGAGAAGTAGTACCACTTGGTGACGTTTGGAAGACTGTGTTGCCTTACTACCAAGCTGGTAGCCGTAAAGATGCTAGAGAAATAGTAGATAATCTAAACGCAGAGTTTGGCGATAGGCAGTTTACTATTGAAGATGCCAACGGAAAAGAGCGAGCCATAACCTTCCGAGCAGTGACCGAGACAACCCGTAAAGGTTCTGTATTAGGGCAGCAGTTTAGTCTGGACGACTTTGTCAACACATTGGCGCGTCTAGATGTAAACATAAACCCACAAGAAAGAGAACGTATTGTGGAGGCTTTGACTGCTCAGACTCAACGTGCTCGTAGAAGTCTGCAAAGAGCAGGTGTTAGAGGTTGGGATCAAGACGTAGTGCGTAGCACAGCAGAATATCTTGAGACGCAAGGACACATTGCAGGGCAAACTTTCTATCGTCACCGTCTAAACAACATCATGCTAGACGACAGCCTATGGCGCGGCGACTCCAAACTATTGAAAGACTTGTATGCAGAAACGCAACGTACTGATTTAGCTCCAGAGGACATGCGTAGAGCGCAGAATAATTACGATAGATATGCCTACATGTATCAGTATATGGCAGCTGATGGTATGCCCCAAGCTATCAACAGGGTTACAGGCAAGTCTATGAAGAACCTCGGTAGAGGTGAAGATTATAGAGGCACTGCACTAGGACTTCAGCAATGGTATGCTGATGCTTCCAATATCAATGACTCGACTGAAGACTTGTTGTCAGGTGAGACAGGATCTCGTCTGAAGATGTGGACAGTTGTTGCTCAGTTGGGCGGTTCAGTAGCGACAGCAGGTATCAACCTCGTGTCTATGATGACCCACAGTATACCATTCCTAGGCACTTATAATGAAGCTAGAGGTTTTGGCGGTGGCTTTGGTCTGAGTAACTCTGCACTAGAGATGCAGCTAGCAGCTAGAAATATGTTGGATTCTAATCTGGCTGATGCGACCTACATCAACAGAGTAGTAAGCGACCAAAGTCTGTTGGATAAGCATGGGCTAAAAAGAGATGAAGCACTGTTCCTAGCAAACGCCACATCCGAAGGCGTTCTACAGGCTGCACAGGCTAACGCACTAGTGGGTACAGCTAGAGGCGGCATCAACAGTAACAAACTACAGGGCGCAGTAAAGCTCTGGATGGGTATGTTCTCTTACACAGAGCAGCTTAACCGAAGAGCTACAGCACTAGCAGCTTTCCGTCTGCATAAGAAGAGAGCAGTAGCAGGCTCACCAGAATACATTGAGTTAGAGGTTCTGGGTGACAGCAGAAACATGGAGCAAGACGCTAGGTTTACTGAGCTAGAAAACCAGATTAACTCAGAGGCCACTGAGTTTGCTCGTACTGCGGTGAATACTTCTCAGGGTGAATACGGTATGTTTAACCGCCCAGAGATGGCTCGTGGTAACGTAGGTCAGTATCTGTTTATCTACAAACAGTTCTCAATCATCACCATACAGATGATGAAAGGTATGAGTCCGAAGGGCAGACTATACTTCTTGGGTATGCTGTTTGCTATGTCTGGGTTGAAAGGTCTACCATTTGCAGACGACCTAGCTGATTTGATTGACACCCTGCTTCAGTTCTTTGGCATCAAGAAGGCAAGCGTAGAGGAAGAACTTATCAAGTTGTTTGATGGACTAGCCCCTGGCTCTGCAAAGTACATGATGAGAGGTGGACTAGACCAGATAGCAGCAGGTACATTCTCCACTCGTCTAGGTTTTGGTGATCTTATCCCTCTGACTGGCGCACTGAGAGCAGGTGCTGATTCTTCTAGAGAACTACAAAACTTCTTTGGGCCAGTATACTCAGGTCTTGAAGGTGCGTTTGTAACAGCAGGTAACTTTAGCAAGTATGCTGCCGGAGTAGTAGGACTCAGAGACCAGACAACAAGTTTCACTGGGGCTTTCCGCGAGTCTCCCGTGGCTGCGATGCGAGGTATCATTGACGCTTATACCTATTACGATACTGGAGCAGTGACAAACTCTCAGGGTAAAGTCATTGATCCATCTTCTGATTGGGGGCAGATTGCTTTCCGCGCAATGGGTTTCTATCCATCCATAGCCACCAGAGAGAACGACATAGTAAGGCTAGGAAAGTACAAAGCTGAGTACATAAAGTACCTGCGTGCGGACTATACTGCCGCTTACGTCAAAGCCTATGTTGAGAAAGACCGCGCTCGTATGAGGGAGGTTATCAACATGGTTAGAGATTGGAATGTGATCCACAGAGGAACAGCTTTTGAGTTCAAGGACTTTGAGAAACGCGCTAAGCGGTCAGCGAAAGCAGCAGCTATGCCCACTGGACAGAGGTACTTGAAGACTTCGCCAACCGCTATCCGTAGCGACTTGGAAGAGCTAATGCGTATCTATGGTCTTAACGACGAGAAGTTCTAGTCTGTAACAATTTGTAACTGTCCGTAAGCTAAGTCATCAGCAGTTACATCAGCGTTCTCTAGCAAGCTCTGGAATCTTGGGTGAGTTAAGTTAAAGCCTATAACATAGGACTGCGCCAGTTTGATTGGCGTGTCCTTACCAAGTGAAGCCTTCTCTGACTTCGGCGTGGCAATCGCGTTCTCCACAGCAAGTTCCTGTTTGAATGACTTGTAGTCAGCTCCTCGAACAGACAACCACTTGCGGAAGTGGGTGCGGTCAATCATCATCGTACCCTTATCAAACGGCTCAGCCGCAGACTTACGGAACACATCAAGGCGAACTCTAATATCCCCTCGTGGCATACGACCATAGTCAGGCTGTGGTTTCTGCCCTGCTGTATGCATCACTGTTACCTGTGCATCTGCACTGTCAGCCATGTACTCTGCGATAAGATCGAACGAATCAACTTGGTTCTCTTGTACTGTTCTACGGATAGCTCCGATCTGTGCCAGTACCCACTCGGTTGCTTGTCGGTAG